TTTCCAAAATGTTTTACAATTTGCACTATTCTTTATTTTGGTCTTTAACTTTTTACGGAATTTATTATATCTTTCTCTCCAAAGTTGTCCTGCATCTTTGTTTTTTTTCTTTCCAGTTAAAGGGAATATCATTTCATTATCATCTCCATACTGCGCTCTATCTCCTTTAGATTTTATAAATCCAACTTGTTTATAGATATGTTCACCTCTTGGTCCTGCAGCATTGTCTAATAAGACAGATTCGTTTCCGGCTTTAATGGCAAATAATGTGAACATATGTACTAAAAATTCACCAATAGAACAACCATTCAAACCTATTGCTTTGCTCCCTTCATCCCAATCTCCTACAGTCACACCATCTAAATAAGCTTCGTCTTCTTTTTTACCAGATTTTCCAGATTTTTCCAAACCAACGCTACCATGAATTTCTACAATATTATCTCCTCCCCATCCTTCAGGAGTTTTAATTTCTATTTCTATAGAAATTGCACCACTGGCTTTTTGAGCGGAATCCCTGGCATCTTCGATAAGAACTTTAACAGTTAATGGCTCTACAATACAGTCTTGTATATATTTTTTAATTTTTTTACCATATCTTTTTAAAGCGGCTGCTAACACAGTATCTCCTTTTCTTGGCATTATATTATATTTAGATTTAAATATAGGACTAAATATAAGTTAATGAATAACCAAGAAAGGAATAATTTATTACACGCATTAGAAAATGAAACAAATTCATCTATAATGAATTTGACTACCACTAAAATAAAAGAACATAAGAATACTATACTTCAACAACTACAATTGGGGAGAGACTATCTTAAAATAATGCATAATAAATTGACCGAGTATCGATATTGTACTGATATGTCTGATCTTCAATATGGATATTATATTCGATGGATTCCACTAAAAGATCCTGAGAATATATATTTAACAAATGGAGGAGTAATGTGTGATATGAAAATAGTAAATAATCAAATACATGTTATTTGCAAGAATTATAGGAATCGTTTTTTTCAGTTTAAATTTGATGAAGCTGTTATATTTCAAAAAATATCTCCACAAGAGAAGGTAATATTAAGTGTATTAGATTATCTGAATACTTAACAAAATTGGCTTAAGAAGTTGGAGGAATTATTATTTAATGGAATTTACAGACCCTTTAATTGGAACGCGTGAGCAAAATTATAAATATTTTTATGGCACAGGTTGTGCTAGTATAGTTAGTTTATTAATTCTTCTTATTGTTACTGGATACACTGCATATATATCTACTCACATTGGACATTTAATGACTGATATGAATGAGGTAATATCGGACATTAATGAATTACTTCCTGATGCCAGGAACTCTTTGCGAATTATAAAAGAGATGTGTATGCACGAAAACTTCACAAAAAGTTGGGGCAATATTTGTTAAATAAATTTAATAATAATTTATTATCTAAATTTATTTCTTGTCAAGTCGCATTTTCCCTAATTTTTTAACTTTTATTCCAGATTTTTTCTTTATTTTTAAACCCTTAAGTTTAATTTGTTGGACTTTTGACATATACGTATTATATTGATCAAAGGTCGTTATAGGATTTTGGATTAATCGCTCTGCAAAACTACCAAAATATGCAATAGGTAATCGGATAGAACCGTTTCTCTGCATAATACCATATATAGGGAGTTTAGTATTATCACTTTTCTTTGTATTCCATGCCCCTCCTAATATCACATAAATATTTTGTATATTGGATTCTTTATAAAATGCGAGATTTAAGTGCGCATATAAACATATTTTAGTTCTTGATGTAATGATACAAGGACATTCATAATTGTTAAAGATAAAAAAATAATCTAAAGGTGTTAAATAGTAATCATCAGGATTGATGGATCCTGTTAGATCATTGGTTAATGCACCAATAAGAGGTTGTTTGCCTTCTTTTTTCCATAATTCTATAATAGTTGGCATTTTTTCTGAACGATTATAACTAGAATAGGTTTGTTGTAGCAATTCTTGCAAGTCTTTAATAGTGATTTTAATACCATAATCATTAAGAATAAATATTGCTAATTCCCAGGTACACATAAAATTATGTTTAAATTCTAATAATGTGAAATCAGGACTTAATTTTCTTGCTCTCAGGTATGCTTCTAATTTCAGTTTTTCATCACTTTTTTTCGTGACTAGACATTCGTTGATAGATTTTGTATTCAACATAGTATCCAATATAAAAGTATCTTTGTAAGGAATACTAACAGAAGGTTCTACAATATCAAAAATATTTTTCGAAGCGATGAAAGGATTAATGTATTGGGGTATTATATCTTCAAAATAATCTCCATAGAGAATATCTTCCAGTAATATAATTTCATCCTCTTTTAAATTATAAGGCATTTGTTGGAAACTTAAAAATTGACGTGGATTTAAAATAAATATTCTAATCCTGGAATATCTAATAAGTTCATCTGCTAATCGGCCAAAATAAATTTCCTCGTTATTTGATGTTTCACTAATTAAATTTTTACGCGGAATTTGTAATTTACATTTACCGTTTTCTTTTACAAACAAACAGGTAGGCGCATCAGAACACTTTTCTTCATCTAAATTTATGCATTTTAAGATAGATTTAACAGCTAATTTGGAAGAAATTTTATAATCGGTAAATGCTACATAATCATCCATAATAGAATGCAACAATACAATAATGTTTCTCAATTTGGTATAATATGGTATGGTAACATTATTTAAAATTTCGATTAAATGATCTTTGATATCCGTTTTATTTTCTATTTGATTAATTATTATACGCAGTATATTTCTAAAAGAATTATACAATTGACTTTCTAATTTAATATTGTTAACCGAGCGTATTCTTTCCTCATCAACTGCATTATTATTTAATGATGGTTGAGTAAGATAATTTTCAATACCATTATTATTTTCAATAACTATTAATCCATTTTCATCTATACCGGTGTTATCAATATAAGATCTGTCTTGGGGTTCTGGTATTACTGGTATAAATTGATTTGTTTCGGTAATAATACCCACAATAATATTATTATTTACAATTTTAAAAATTGGTTTACAATAAATATTACATTTGCTTTTAACGCACATATTTTGCAAATTTTGTAATGTTATTTCAAATGAATTCAATATATCTGGGTCATCTGCTAGTATAAATGGAATATTTAAGTTTAACTCAGATGGACGACAAGGAATCATGAAGCCTTTGTTTTGACCTTTTTTAATAATTATACCAATAACTTTCGTATTTAAATTAAGAATTTGTGCTTCAACTTTATAATTTGTTATTTTTTTGCATTTTTGTATGGCTTGTAACAGTTGAACAAGTGAAATGTTTTCTTTAAATTTAAAATTTGTGTTGCTTGGTAAAGGTCTGCAATCTTCAAGAAGTTTTGTGCGAATATATTTTATCATTGTAGCCAATTGTGGAGCCTGAGCTTCAATTCGTGGTAAAAACAATAATTTATTAACTTTATAGTTATTCCCCTCATCAATACGAGTATATTTGTATATAGGTTCATAGTATCCGTTGCGAGTATACAATATAAGTATTTCACGATCACTGTCAAAATATCCTGTTCCATAAAAATTAGTTGGACAGATTACTTCTATTTTATTCGTAATATCATCATCTGGACTTTTTAAAATAAGTAAATTTAAACCCTTTGAAAATATACCTCCAAGTTCATTATTTTTTCCTGTGCGCGGCATACAAATAATATCCCATATATATTCATAATTTATTTGTACTTCATCATCCATTAAATATGCTTTGAAATTATTTAAAGCAGAAATTATTTTTAAGAGATAATTGGGATTTGTTTTAGATAATGCGATATATAGAATGTCATCTTCATATATTTCCACATCATGATCTCTAAACGATATATCGTTATCTTTATAAAATAAATCAACTAAGGTACCATTTTGAAAGGTAACGAAATTATCCAGACGTAGATGCTGAAGAATAATGTTTTTTATCCACTGAATACTTTCTTCTGTGGTATGTTGCAAATTAATTGTTCTATTTCTATCTTTACTAGATAAAAATGAATAACCATATACATCAGCGATACATGATAAGAACGATTGTGTTTTACTTCGTTCCATACCCTTTCTAAGAAACACTGGTTTATTTATTTTTAATCGTAAACTAGAATCTCCTTTTGGGGGTCTTTGATTATATTGGAAAAATTTTTGCACAGCTTCAGGCAAGTATCCCAATTGCCCAGTTTTTAATGGAAATACCTCCCATGCAGGTGCTTCTTCCATTTTCAGTGTTATATTGTCGCTAGTTTGTCGTGTGATTTTACTGGGTTTTTGAATAGTTTCATTACAATCTTTAAATGTTGCAATTCTACTTCCCGCTGGAAGTTCTCGTAGTTGAGGGGTGCCGACTATGGTAGATAGGTCAATATTACCATCTTTATCTCGTTCAAATGTTGGACCAGCACCTTCTTTTCCTGAACCTATTGGTTTATACATATAATCTGTATCATTTGTGCCATCATATAATTGTCTGGGAACTGTATTTTTATTTACAATGTCGCCTTTTTTATTTTTAAAATAAAGTTTTTTATCTTTTTCTTCAACTGTCCAACCTTGATCAATGGCTTTTTGTGACAGACCTCTAGGACGACCAAAACAACAAGGGATACATAAATTATCAGGATGCTTAGTTTTCTCTTGAAATCCTGGGTACATAGGTTTGTACACTAAGATATTATCAGTATCGTCCATTTGATACCTATCTCTATGAAATCGTTGATCTGTAAACTCATAAATACGACCACCTGGTGGTATTTTTTTGGCAGTTCTTGGAATCAAAGCATCCCATCCACCACATTTTCCTTCATTAATTTCTTTTAATGTAATACTCCTCTGTTTCCCATTTTCATCATTTAAACACCAAAAACGAGGACATATATAATGAAATTTATTAGCCCCTGTACCATATGTAATAGATTCATCGTATGAATTAATACCAAATGCTGCATCTTTTTTATCTATATAATCTTTTTCTTTAGAAGTCAAAACTATTGGCTGTTTATCATATTGCGAGGGACATGCTGTTGAATATCTTCCTTTTCCTTGTTTTATAAATAATTTTGGATCTCTCCACATTAAACCTCTTTTCATAGTATTATTTTGCATGAATATACTTTTTGCCCCGCGTAAAGGTAATCCAGTTAAATCAATTTCTGCTTCGCTAATTTCACTACCAGATTGTGGTGACGAATCTGCTGATTTTAGAGGAGATGGTGTTTTGACTGCTTCTTCTTTTTGTAAAGGACTAGGTGTCTTGTCTTTAAAACTTAAAGGGTTTTCATCTCCAAAAGTAATTTCATCTCCAAAAGTAATTTCATCTCCAAAAGTAATTTCATCTCCCATTTGTAAAGCATCATCATCTTCATCATCTTCATCATCATCGTCATCATCGTCAGTATTTCCCATTAAATCATCTAAAAAATCATCAACATCATCTTCGAATGTAATTTTTGCTGGTTCAGATTGAGCTATTTCTGAAGGGCGATTTAAAAAATCTTTATCATCATTGGCTTCAATGTCTTCTTCTATATCTTTCATTTTTATTGCTTTACCTGTACATAACAACTTCAGATCTTTGGAGGACAGTCCTATACTTTTTTTGTTTACGAATAATCGCAATATTGAATCTATATATATATGGATGTATTTGAGATAATGAATATTATTTATAGTGTTTATAGTCACAGTAACTATATTATTTGTAGCATCTCTAGTAATAATAACGGGAAAACCTACATTTGTAATGATTGTTCGTTCTTTTTTATTGTCAAATAGATCGGCGCGTTGTTGAACTTCTGATGCCCAACCAGCTATTTTCAATTCTGCAGCTTCTTTCGACAATTTAAAATTAGTTTGCAATTGTTCGGTAATATTCATCCAAGTAATATTTTGTTTTCGTAATTCAGTAATAAATGCGTCTTCTGCGCTCATTTGATTATAAGCAGAAACTCTTTTATATCTCATAGATATGACTTCTGATGTTTTCTTTAATGAACCTTTTTCTATGGCAAATATAGCTGAAAGACAAGAAATATATTTATTTAAATCAATCTTACTGGAAATCTGCAATTTTGATACCCAAGTAATATTTTGTATTTCTACATTTTTATCAACAATGGTAGTTAATGGTATATAAGTATATCCACTTTGTTCCAAATAAGTTTTAATTTTATCAAGAATAGGTTCTTTTACAGCATGCTGAATAATTTCTTCTATTTGTTGAAGAGATAAAGGTTTTATTGAATTCTGTAAACTTGGTAAATTAATATATACTGTACCAGTATCGGAAATAGAACAAGTAATATCATATTTAATTTTTGAAAAAGTAACATTGATTAAAAACGAAACTCTTTTTGGATTTGCAAGTATTTTACTTAATTTAATAATGAGTGTTTTTTTGTTATTATTATATGTATAAAGAAATGGGATTTTTTTACCATTGGTCGCAATATTATTAGCAGTAAATAATCTATATATATTTTCTTTCTTACTTCCAGGATTATATTTGATCAAAGGGATATCTCGTGTAGAGTGAATGAGTTTGAATAAAATTTCTAAAGGAAATTTAATCTCATGTACAGGATGAACAATGAGTGAAATAGCAGTAATGCCAGGGGTATCATAAAGATAATCTAATGGATTTGTCAAGTTTCCATGTTTATAAATATTATAAAATAGATCAACTTGTTCATTATATTTTACAAATTCTTTATCTAAAAGTTTATATTCGGTATCCATTAATAATTGTTTTTTGTCATTAAGAATAGCCAAAGAGGGGATTTTATCAATAGATACCAATAGTGGAAAATACAGAGAGAGAATATTTAAATCAGTCATTTTGGTATGTATATTTGTATATTCTAACACTTCCTTTGCCAAGCAAAAAAAAATATTATTAAGACATAAATTACCAGCTTCAAACAGTAAATTTTTATTTTGAGTAGTGACAATACCTGGCATATTTTCTTTAATAAAATTATTTATGCTAATGCAATTATAAGGATTCACTACATACGGAATTATTTTACCCCCACCTATTAATCTTTCTCCTATTGGAATAGTATATGAATGTTCTGAATCCCAATCTAATAAATGTAAGAAGTCATCATATGATATATTCTCTCCGCTTTTGGCAATTTCTTCACAAGTAGTCGCAATTTCACTATCATCACATCCATTTTCAACAATATTTAATAAGATTGTGCATACCATCTCTTGTGTTAAAGGGATTGTCTCTTGCTGAGTTAATTGTTTATATAAATTGGAAGAATTGAGTTTAGTTTTTGTTATTCCGAATAAATACATTTCTTTTGTAGAAATTTCTAATTCTAAAGCATGAACAATTTTTTTCTTTATCATTCCAATAGTATCATCGCCATGTAGGACAGTTGTTGAAATAATTTTAACGGGTATATTTTTTTCCGTAATATTTTGTAGTTCTTTCAAAGAGAAAATGGGATTATCATTTGAATCATTATATTCCGGAGGTTCAATACTATCATCATTAGAAAAAATATAAATATTTTTTATTATATCGTTTTCAATGTGATTTAGTTTATATGTTTGTGACATCTATATAAATAAAAGTTATATTATTTATATAATAATGAATATAATTGTTGCGCATTGTAGAAATAAAGGAATTGGTTTTCAAAATCGGTTACCGTGGCGATTGTCTGCCGATTTTAAAAAATTCAAAGAATTAACTATTGGTGATGGAAATAATGCAGTTATAATGGGAAGAAATACGTGGGCTAGTTTACCATCTAGATACAAACCTTTGCCTAAAAGAGAAAATATTGTATTAACTACGGAGATAGACAACCCTGTCATTAGTAATACAAACGATACTCCAATTTTAATGCCTTCATTGAAGGAGACAATAAAATATTGTAAAGACAGGGAGATTTCTCAAATGTGGATAATAGGAGGTGAACTGTTATATAAAACAGCATTAGACACTGTGGATATAGATAATATATATATAACACGTATTGACAACGATTTTCGTTGTGATACTTTTTTCCCAACTATGCCATCCTATTTTCATTTAGATTCAAAGACATCTTGGTTTAAAGAGAATGAAATGAAATATCGATTTGAAAAATATATATTTAAGGATACATTAGAAGACCCTGCTTTATATTTTGCAAAATAATATTTATATATTACATGTCTGTAATGTATGAATTGGAAAAGATAAGAGAACTTATTAAACGACCTTGTAATATGGCGCGTACTGTTCCATTTATTGTAAATAATTATAAAGATGTTTTAAAACGATGGCGTTCTTTCAAAAGGGGTATTGTAATAGATGATAAAAAATTATGTGATATATTTAATTTCCATAATAATAATATAGATCATATACTTTTATATTGGAGTTCTAATCAGGAGAATTGTTTATTAATGTGTAAAATCTCAAATAAATATATAAATTTACAGATGCCTATGACCTTAGATAATATGAACCATTCCTTTATCGCGACATATACTTAAATATCAAATAATGGATTATCGGTAATTTTCATTCCACAGTATGTTTTGTTCTTTTTTTTATAATTTACAGGATTATATATTTTAATTTTAACTGCATTTTGTAGTAGAAATTTAAAATTTTGCCAGAATTCTTGTGTGTGTCCGATACTCTTAGTCATCAAGTGTCCTAATTCATGTATAGCGACATACATTAATGTATTGGGATCAATTAATTTATTTCCTTTTTTTGTGGTGGTAGTGCAAAAAGCTAATTTTTCTCCTTTATTCTCTGAATAAGCAGTATATTCACTGGTGGGTAAAATTTCTTTAACGGTTTGTGGGTTGAAGTTTTTTACCAATCTTTTACAATTTGGGCGGTCTGGATAAGTTTTTCCTAAATAGACTACTAGTTTTTTCAGTTTTTGTGTCGTATTTGCTAACAAATCCGCGGATAATTGCAAATGTGCACGCTCTCGTACACAATATTTATTTCCATCTACATTGGAAATAATACATTTTAAATTAAATGCATCTGATTCAAAATACATTTTAAGAGCAATACAAACTACAAATATTGCTAGAACCCACCCGGACAAACTCATTTTGCGAAACATATTCTTATAATAAGCAAAGAACATAATCAATTATAGAATTTATAAATAATTATGATATTTATTGTGCGCCATGGCAACCAACTTCTAAGGCACGACGAGCCAAATCAGGTCCAATTGTAGTTTGGTTCCATGGACCAACGTTTAATTGTGGATTAGCAGGTTCCGAACGAAGTTGAAGATTGGCATTACGAAGACTCTGCCCAACTGTATTGATACCGATATGATAACCAGCTTTTAGAAGACTTACATTTTGGATATCACCGGCGCCACCAGGATTCATTTGTGAGAAAGAGTTATTGGAATCTTTTGGAAGCAATTGTTTTGGATCGACTACTGCTTGTTTGGCACAGGATGGGGGCATCCCAAATGAACTAGTGGTAATACCAGAAACGGCTGCATTGGTTTCATTATGGCCTAAACCAGCTGAAGCTTTATAGTTGGTTCCTTGTCCACAATTTCCCGTTGGTGAACCACCTGCTCCGCCTGGTTGAGGAGGATTGCGCGCGTTCAATACATATCCAGAAGCTCCTGCGTCTCCAAAAGCCGTTCTTGGTAGGGGTGCATTACCTTGTTGTGTGTTGGAATTGGCATAACCATCTGTTCCTCCTAATCCTTTCCCGTTAGAATAGTTTTTCATAACATACATAAGGGCAACAGCCGCCACAATAGTAAATAAAACAGTATGATTGTTGGCTAAATTTGCAATCGTTTTTTTCAAATTCATCTTATAAAATTAGCATACAAAATATTTTTTCAATATATAATTTTATTGCCTTAATAATTCTTATCCTTCATACTCTTCAAATTCCATATCATCATCGGAACTTTCGATTTCATCCAATAAATATAATGATTTTATTCTCTTTGCTTCTAAATATGATTGAATAGCATGTTTTTTAGCTTCTTTTGCCTTACGTCTTGCCTCTTTATATATTTCCATATAGACCTCATTTGGATTCTTTAATTTAACAATGTCAGTATTTTCACTGGGTGGAAGAATTTCAATTTCATTCATTATTCCATTTTTGTCTAAAGATTCCTCTTGTACAATAGCTTGTTCCAGTTTTTCTTCAACTTTTTCTAAATTGTCTTCCAAACAACTTGTATTATTTTGACTTAAATCAGTTGATACAGTATCTATATCAGTTTCTTTATCCATATCGGTTTCTTCATTTGATGTACTTGTGTCTTCATCTTTTTCTTGTAATTCTTTTTCTGTCCCGACTACTTTTAACGGCGCAACAGGATTTACTATTTCTTCTACAACATGCTTTGTGTCTTTAGATTCTTCTACTTTAATAGGTACATTGCTTTTTATATCTTTGTTGATATCTTCAATACTAATATCTGAATCAGCGTCTGAGTCGTGTTGCTCCACCGTTTCATTTGTTTTGTTTACTGTTGGTGTGTTAAATTTAATTAAGCATTTACTAAACAATGGTTTTTCTTTAATAAGCATCATCTGTTTGACTACAAATTCGATTTGGAAACTTTGAGAAGTAAATTTAAGTCCCACAACTTCTAAAATGGATATCATTTTAGTAGATTTACTTACATCTTCTAATTTTAATTCTTCTTCTTCTTCATTATAAATTTGAATCATATGACCTCTATTCAATCCTTTTGATCTATTAATAAAGCATCTTAATAGTGATTTGTTACCTTTATATGTTCTTAATAAATTCTGCCAATGATAGTCAATCGAGTCAAGATCCATATCATTATGAAACCATATACTGCGTTTTTCATAGATCAAATTTTTAACAGTGGTTTCCAGATTTTGTACCCATTGAAGAAAGTTATTATTATCTTCAGTAAACATTAAATCACAGTACATTTTTTTTTCTGTTTTATGTATTCCATTTTTGGTATAACATTTAGGCGTTTGAATTAATACAGGTTCATCACCCATACGTAATTTTGAAAAATAAGCACCACCTTGCAATCCTTGAGGATTTGCTAAAGTTAATTTACTAAATGTAAAATCTGCGTTGGCTAATTGAATTGAACTACTCATTAATGCTATTTGATAAAAAAGTATGGTTATGGGGACGCATAGAAAATATAAAATCTAATATTTCAGTAATGGACAACATTAAGGATACTTTAATTGAACAATGTTTAGTTATTTTAAAAAGAGAGGACGTTAAAAATGAATTAAAACAACTAATGAAACCCATGATAGATTTAATACTACAGGAACTTTATCCATATATTTTTTTATCTATCGTCTTCGTATTTATAAGTTTTTTATTAATTTTAGGTATTTTTGTTTTATTGTTGCGCAATAAAATATTAACAAAATCCCCTGTCACCATTTTTAAATAATCTAACACTATTATATAATGGTACGAAGAACTCGCAAAGGAGGACGCAAAAAGAAACGTCGCAGTAGCAGTGGGGGTAATGTTGTTGGTGGACTTTTAGGAGCCATTAAAAAAGCACTGCCAAGTTATTTGCTTTACCAAGCCGTGAAAATGCAACAGAAGAAAAAAACCGGTGGAAGAAAAAGCCGTAGAGGAGGAAGAAAAAGTCGCAGAGGAGGAAGAAAGACTCGCAGAGGAGGAACTCGCAGACGTCGTTAATTAATTTATTTTTGTCATTATAATTTATAATTACAAAAGTTTGTAAAATATGGAAAACTTGCCATGATGGAAGAAAAAGCCGCAAAGGTAGATACAAAGCTACAGGGATGGTAGCAAAACTCAGATAAATTTTTAAATATGATATAAAAAAAATTTAGTTAAATATAAAGTCTTATATCATATTACAATGGATTTTACAGAAAATATACGTGAATGGGTTGCAGTGGATAATAGAATTAAAAAATATCAAGAAGAGATTAAAAAAGAAAGAATACTTCGCACAGCATTAACCGCTACTATTTTAAATCATGCCGAAGAGTCGAATATGGAGCATGCAGTAATTGAAATTACAGATGGTAGATTAAAATTCCAAAGTACGCGTATTACTGCCCCACTAACATTTAGATTTTTAGAAAAATGTCTTAACGAGTGTATTAATGGAGAAGAACAAGTAAAACAAATTATTAAATATATTAAAAGCAAACGTGAAGTGAAATTTGTACCAGATATTAAAAGAACCTATATACAAACAACTTAAAATATTCATATAATTAAATATAATATGAATATTTATACTTCTCCCGATAGATTGCCACCATATAAAATTTCAAATTATATAACATCGCCGCGTAAAATGAGTTTTAAAAGTTGGTTGAATTCACCTGTAATGGAGGTAAATGGCCGAAATAATATAGATAATGTCCGTATCTTTGATAACGGAGACATGTACACCCATAACGATTTTATAGTAAATTTTATTGATGGATTGTTACATATTATTCATTCTACTGGATACAATATAGAACATGAAAAACAATTTAAAAATGAGATAGCTACTTTTATATATAGATTATCAAAAGAGAAATTATGACAGATCAATACAGAATAGATAATATGTCAGAAGAAGAATTTTATGAATATCGTAGAAATCTTATTAAAGAAACATTTACAGAAGAAGATTTTCTTTCTTGTTCTATTACCAGATCACGATTACAAAATGAATTTATTTGGGAATGGGAAAAGAATTGTGTACCTAAAATAGAAAATTATTATAATGGAATACGTCAACAAGAACAAGCAACCTTTGCTACGCCATTATTTTACGACACAGATGGTAGTTTTTCTTCAGAATTGACAGGTATAGTATATAAACATCTTAAAAAAGACTACGATATTAGTATATTTCATGATTGTCCAAATTTAGCAGAACCACTGATAAAGCAGTATGAGGAAATTCAGCAAAAAAAGAAAGAACTATTGAAACAGAGACGGAAATTAAGCATTGGTGTTATATCTAATAAAAAATTTGATTGGGGGACAAAAACACATAAATAAAAGATGTGTAAATATATATAATGAATACCAATGATATGATCTTTAATAAGACGAATGGTAAAATAACAGCTGGTGGGTGGAATATAAATTCGGATTTATTGCAAAATGATTTTCCACTTGCGGCAAATGGTCAAGTTGGAGGCGGAAGTAGTACTGTTCAAAATTTAGCAGTTCCAGCTGGATTAATTATTCTTCAGAATATGATTGATTCAAATACTAAATCACCATTAAATGATTTGTTAGAAGAACCTAAGGTAATTGGCGAAGACTTGTATGATAAGTTATTGAATTTAGCCGGCAGAAAAAAGAGAATTTCACATGATACACGTAAAAAGAGACCCAAGCGTAAGAATAAAACGCGAAAAAAATAATTATGTATTATAAAATCTATGAATACAAGCTTAGCAGAATCTTACGCATAATGGTAACACTATGTTATTCATATGTATATTATAATACATATTAATAATTATTTCTTATACTTGACTCCAGTTATCATAGTTAAATGGGGAAACCAACATTTCTGGCAGTTGTTTTCTAAAATATTTCACCTTCTTTTCGAAACGTCTTTCTTGTGGTGATAATGGGTAGTTCTGATTATTATCCATTATTTCTCTTTCTTCTGGGGTTATTTTTGGTTTATGGCCATAGCAATTTGCACCAAATGGAGCATTTTTATATGCTACGAAACCACCATTTATACCCGGTCGTCCACAATCATGTTTATGTCCTTTCTTTTTTTGCATTTTTTTCCATGTATCTATTTGTGTTGGGTATAAAGCCATTTGATCAGCTGACCAACCAAATCCACACCATTCGGCACCTCGTTTATATGCATTTTCTATCTCTTCATAAGTTGCTAACCTCCCATCATATGCTTTACATATGGCCTTGGCATCATTATATGTATAGATATTATCTGGTATGTGAAACACTTGGTTTTCATACATTATTTCAGGAACAGGCGGAGGTTGTGGAGTAGTTACCGTAATATCAATTTCTGGTACTGGTGTGAATAATTTTTTGATACTAGTTTTAATATCAATGTTGAAGAAATATTGAACACCATTAATTAATACTAAAAACATAAACATTCCCCACATGACAATTTCTAAAAATGTTATGCCCGGAGATGTTGGAGGAGCTTGTGCGCCTCCTCCTGTGGCTGAAACACCTAAATAACTAAATAATATATAATATACTATGATCACAAATGTTATCACAATCAATATAATGGGGTTACCATGCGTAATTTTATCTCCAATGAAATCATACATATGTGGGAATCCTTTAGTGGGTGTAATATCTACGCTACTCATCTATATTATATGGGTCTTATTTTTTTTTCCGATAGAAGAAACAATAAGCATATGGAGTTTTTAAATCTGTTTCTTTTATTTCCTGTACTCTAGCATCATTAAAATCATACCATTTATTATTAGCATTTTTCACATAAGCATAATAATGTCCACCCATAACACCGCCACTATGATTACATATACCATACAATTCATAATTAAAACTGTGAGGATCATACCCTACAACATATTTTGATAAATCAAGATTATCAAATGGAAAATCTACTAAACATTGATTTTTTCGAATAGAATTTGTAAATCGTTTTAAAGTAACAATTAAAACATCCGGAAATTTCCAAAATTCTATTTGCTTTGCCACCACTTTTTTACCGTCATCATTTATATATTGATTATCATCATCTAATATCTCTTTTTTAGTATATTCATCAAAACAATTTATCAAAGACACATTTCTTTTATTAGGTACAGGAAGATCAAGCATTAAAAAAGGCTCAGGATTACAACTTAGAGTATCATCATCCTCTCCCTTTACACAAGATACATGAATACCATAAAATATATCTAAAATTTCAGAATACTCTTTTTTATACATATTTTTCATCATATCAAAACATTTTTTAGCTACTTTATCTTTAGCTGTTAAAATATTACCTTTGATTTTCATATTTACTTCACGCATTATTGCTGTATGAAAACAATCAATGATAAATGTTAAAAATTCTGGCAAGTCATTTTGTGCAAAGCCTGTAAATAAATGTTTTTCTTTGATTTTGGCTACTTTTTGAACAGAAGTCAAAAATCCACCCGGACTAATTATACAATTTTCACTCCAAACCATAGCGCGTAATTTATCCCATTCCATCAAAATCAAGGCCTCCGGTTTCTTTTTTATTTTTTGTTTATATGTTCCATGTAAGAGAAAATCATTAAATGAATATGTATGAGACAAACACTGTAATGTAGTATTCATAAAACAAGTGTTACCCAAATTAGCGAGTCCTGTAAGACCTTTATCTTTATATTGATCTGCCATAGTTTGTATATATCATAAGATATAGATCGTTGTGTTTATACCAATTTAACAACAAATTTTCTTAATCAATGATATATGACTGATGTAGAAAACGCCGATTTACTTTTACAATATATGCGTATTGTTGTAAGACAACAAGAAGGAATTTTAGAGGCTCTAAGTAGTATGCAAAGGCAAAATGACAACTTATCTGCCATATTAGCACAAGAGTTGGGAAGAAGAAATGATAATAGAGATCAACAACCCTCAAATCGTATTAGAATTAACAGACCTAGAACTCGTACTTTTTTTGCCTCGACTAACTTACCACAGGTTAGAGAAAGGAGACGTGTATCAAGACCACGAATAGTTACTCATCATAGAACAGGTAATACAACAGTTAATATACCAGGAACAGTATCGCAATCCACTAATACTGTATCCGACGAGATTTTAAATGCAACAATGAATGATTCCCCTGTTAGAATACGACCATCGTTTGCACAAGTAAGACGGGCAACAAGAACATTATTATTTAGGGATATCTCGAATACTACACAAACAATTTGTCCCATTGATAGAGAATTATTACATGCAGAAGATAGTGTTTTACAAATAATTCACTGTGGGCATTTTTTTAGAGATACTAATTTACGCAGACATTTTCGAGGCAATACCCGTTGTCCATTGTGTAGATATGATATAAGAGATTATATTCCAACTTTAGCAGAAACAGCAACATTTTCTTTTTCAGTGTTAAATCAAAGAAGGTCGCGCATGTCTCCACCTCTACGACCACCACCACCTTCATCGCCTCCGCCTCCACCGCCTCCAATAGAGTCCCCACCCCCACCATTTGATGATTTAGAAGACCCTTTTGCATCCCTGCCATCTACTAATATAAATCCTAGTCAACAAACAACGCACGAAATACAATCTTTATTAGGCGAAGCTATCACTAATATATTAGATATATCAGGTAATATTTCAACTTAATGAATAGCTTGTAGAGTAAGTATATATCCCTTCATATTGTTTTTTAATTGACGTGTAGATACTCGATTATTTAATAATAAGATCCCCAAAGCCAATTTTATAAATGCCAAAAGTTCCTTCAGAATTTTCTTTTCACTTATTACCAACATAGTAGCAAATTTTTCATTAGAATATGTAGGAAATTTTGTGAGATTTTTTTTGTTTTGACTAAATGATAAAGAATAAGTATCTAATAATTTATTTATTTTAAAAGCTAAGTAAGATAGAGCAGCGGCTTCATTGCGTTTACTATATGGATTTTGTGATAACTGTCGATTTTGAATAAATGCCGTTAATTCAGTTTCGTTTGCATTCGCTATTCTCAGAAAAGTCATCATTTGACGAAAATTTAAACTATTGAAATCACTTGAAATATTGCGTGAAAACTCGTTGGAAATGAGTTGATCTCGGAGACCTTGAATTTTAAGTGTACTTATAGGTTGATTTAGCTGTAGAAATATAGTATTTCTACATTTATTATTATCTGGCAATGTAAATCCATAAAATAAGATATAATTTCGATTGCATTTGGTTCCATATGAATCAGAAATTATACCGTGTGATTTTATTGATCGAATAGAATTCATTACAAATGCATTTGTTTTTTCTTCAAAAAACCATTTTACATCAGGGTTAGGACTGTGATTCAACATATCACCCAAGGGAACCATTGTAGCCTGTTTTTTCCCATCAATCCATAATCCAAAATTTCTAGAACCAACCAAAGTTCTTATTTGTAAAAACTTTTGGAGAGAACAAATAGATGAAAAATGAAATTCCTTTAAAATTTTACATAATTTATAATAATCTTTCATTAATATATTTTTTCTGATATCAATTTCTTTCAATAGATAACTATTTTCTAGGTATTTTTTTTCTTTTGGACTCCAAAAAATAGGGAAATTATCAAAATTTTTAGGTAAAATTTTATAATAAGGTCCAAACTTATTTTTATGCTCCATATCTTGCAATATGTATAAGCATATATACACTAAATTTAATCCACTGATACCAATTGAGTTTTGTGCAACTTTTTCCCCCCATGGTGATTTCTCTCCAAGTTCCGAATAAATTAATATAGAACGGGGAATTTTAATTACCATTTGGTGCTCTGGAATAGAGACATTGGTATGTACACCTCGTTCATTATTTTTATATGTTTGAAAGTATATATTTGGAAAGACAGCTCCATTTTTATTTAGCCAAGTTAAAAACTTATCAAGGGCTTTATTTTTTTTAAGTATTGTTTTTTGCATATATATTAATTATATATTATTTTAATTATTTTATTTGGTTTATATATAATGCCAAATAAAGCAATTCAAAACGCTAAGAGATTAAGAGGTGGAGCTTTGGGACAGTCCTCGAGATTCTATAATATTTACGGACAACAAGTAAAAGCATCCAATCCCAACGGATTTAAAGGTGGACAAGGTTGGACCACGCATAATCCATCTATTGGAAGTATGCTTTCCAATGGTATCATGAAACAAAATAAAAATGCTGGAGGTAATAATGTATGTGCACCAGGTCCCGGTCCAACAAGTGTTATTAATGGTAATTGTAATTGCAGAGGACCGTCTGGTACTTGTCCTTGTCGTTCAAAAGTCGATGCCGAAGGTAATCGAAAACATTGTTAAATATATAATTAATTTGTTAATTATATATAGATGACTTATTGTAATATATGTAATATGATAATAATAAATGTGGCTTGGTATATTGAACAAACTATAAATAGAATTGATCAAATGGTAGAAGATTGCACAAAACACGAAAAAAAACATTATACTTTTGTGAATGGTGAGATTAAAGAAGGCGAACTGTTAAATGAAAATGATTGGGAAAATGAGTGGAGTAAAGTTTAGACTCAAGTAAAGAATTTTTTAATTGATTTTTGCCCATTTTTAATATTATTTGCTTGAAGCAATGCATCATCAAATATTATTTTTTTAACTGCTTTATTTCGCAGCGCCTCCACTTTCTTATCATATTTTTCTTTATCATTCTTACACGTTTGTTTTAGATATTCACATTTTCTTTTAAATGCGGGGACCTTTCTTTTAAAACTAGGTATATCCTCTAATATTAATGCGAACACTTGCTGAATTGGTTTCATCAATTGATTAGTTATGTAGAATCCATAATCTGGTCTTAGATTATTCGCTCTAATATAATCCGGATTTTCTATCTTATCTCCTTGTAGTTTAACTTTTCCTTTGGTTTGTATATATACAAATGGTACTCTAGACCCAACCGATGGCTTATTTCCAGGATCTCGTTTTCCCATTCTTTCAGCCAGTACTTTATGTGCAATACTTTCGGGATTTTTATAAAATGAATTTAATTTCTTTGTAATAATCAGTTTCTCTAATGGAAATTTTTCATCTACGATATCTTGCAAGAATGATTTAACAAAATGTATTGCGGCGGGAATATCATGTGCATTCATTAATATATCAATTAATCCTCCATAAACATCCTTCACAATCGGGGCGTTATCTCGGCGTTTTAATACAATACCCATTTCTTTTCTCTTGCCTTTATTGGGATCATGTTCAAATAACATACCAACATATCTTTTTTTTGATAAAAGTAAGAATGGATCAAAAGTTTTTTCATATTCAAAATAATGTGGTGCTTTGAGAAACTTACTTGCTATCTCCCCAATTTCAATAGATAATTCAATTGTAATTTCTAAGGCTTTCTTTCCAGTTATTTTATTACCATCCATATCCTTCAAATGAAATGTAAAGAACACCGAATCAGTATCTCCATATATATATTCTGCATTTGTCCTGACTTTGCCATATTTGGTATCACAAACTGTGTCACCATATACTTCTTCGATTATACGTTTAGAATATATCAATAATTTTCTACCAGTAGCAGTAGTAGAAGCCGCGATATCAATATCATAAAATGAACTAGTTTTTGCACCACATTGACCATACAATGAATTTGCAACAATTTTAATAGATGCTTGTCTTTGGTTGTATACATTTTTCATAAATGTATCATATGTATCTCTAATATCGACAACATCGCATTTATTTACAGTAATATTTACTTTTTTTAATTGTTCGTTTTTCAATGTAACAGATGTTATTATATATTTATCGTCTGTTTTGGATAATAGACCACTATGTGTATCGCCATTTTTCATCGTAATTGTTTTAAATTTAATTTTTGCCCTGGTTGCTTTTCTTGCAGCTAACAACCCTTGTAATATCGCCGGCATAATAGCTTTTTCGTTATCTGGGAATTGTGCAAATCTGCAAATTTTAGTACCCACTTTGATTTTTTCTTCCTTCTTTCTACCAGACTTGGCAATCCACTCATAACGGTCATATTCAACATCAACATATTCATATCCATCTAATTCATCATATTTAAAAGTTCCATCGGGGCTTCTTTCACCCGTCGTGGACAATAAATCTCCATTTAAATCATATTCTTTTGTCCAAACCTTACTATCATGTGATATATTTTCACTAATCATACAACTAGGATATAATGATGAATAATCATTTACTGCAACAGGGTCTTCTGTATATAACCCAGTTTTGGGTAATAAACAAATTGCTCCTTCATAACTTCCGCCACCTTCAGGTTTTTCCACAACAGGCATCAATGTATTTTTTTGCCGACATTTTTTCGCGATAAAACTTAAAAGCTTAATGCCTTGACCTCTCATGACTACATAATCAATAGGTACACTACAAATGGCAGCTTGTTCTGACATTCCTGTAAGAATATCATTTTTTCTGAATAAGTGATGCACTAAATTACAATCCTGAAAACAATATTTCGCTATGATAGCTCTGTCGGACGAACTCCCATTTGCTAGTTCGAATATTTGGTGTGGTGTGATATCGTCTTTGCCTAATCCCCATCGTAGCTTTCTATCAGCTCGCGGTTCAATGTTGCCTTCAATAATGAATTCGCCTTTTTCTTCGTCTAATTGAATAACCTTGAATTTCTTACCATTTTTATATGAATCTATTGAGTGTCCGATTAATTCAAAACAAACACAGTTCCCCCTTTGTAAACCCATTAGATTACCACTTTTAATAATCGTCGTATCATCTAATTTTTCCCAACTTTTTATCATATCCCCTATGAAATGTGACGCAACATCATTCAACTTATAAGATCCTAAATTTACTTCTCTGCGAAAATAATTATATAAATCGATTTGAATGATCCCTGGTAAATCCATGTAAATAAGTTCATGTGTTCCACTCGCAATTCTGATTTCTTTTTCCACTTTTTTACAAAATTCACCCTTATTTCGTGATAACTCGGAAAACCAGATTTCTTCAAACACATCTCCTGACTGTCCGTCCAACTGTCTTCTCGGTCGCATACAGTTTAACTCGTCTGCTCTTTCACATACAAATTTCCAGTCAAAACCAAAAGTATTATATCCAATTAAGATATCTGGATGACATTCTTGTATCATCTGAGTCCAACCCATTAGGAGATCACGCTCTGTTTCAAAACATTCAATAATAGTTTCTGAGTTTTTAATACCAATTTCATCACAATCTCCTAGAACAGCCATATAATTTAGATATGGTTCTGTTTCTCCTACACGCATAAAAGTTGTTCCAATAAATGTGACTTTATCTCCTTCTAAAGCCAATGACTTGTTGTTTTTCGTTTTTAATCCTGAAAATATATAGGTAATGGCTTCATCAATAATTTCTAATTTTTTTCCAATATCACATTTCCTATCATTCAAATAATCACGTAATGTTTTTTTTACTCCTACATAATTCATATATGTTTGTCCGGATGTATATATTTCCTCATCGTCATCATCCTCTCTGTTTCTATAAGAATTTTTGCGATTTTCTTTGTCTTCTTCACGTCTCTTTGCATCAATAATTGATTTGAGAGGGGTATTAATTATTATATATATATTTTCCATTAGCATTGCCTCAATCACTGGTTTTTTAGTAAATACTTTTGCAATTCCGTCTACAGAATTTCCAAATCCAAAAGCCGATTTGATTAGTTTTATAATCAAGGATTTCTGTGAATCTTTACCCATTGTTCTAATAAATTTATTTACTTGCCAATAAGTAATAATATCAGCCACGAGTTTTCTATACGTTTTGATAGCCAACGGAAAATCCCCATGTGAAGAACTAGCTTCTATATCCCAAGATGCAACAATAGCCGGAACAGGTGCTTCCTTATATGGTAAAGGTACAATATCCTCTGATTTTATAGTGTATTCATATTTACAATAAGTTCTATTTTTGAGAGTCTTTTGTTGTAGTTTTCTAGTTGGTAATTCAATCCAGCCCGAAGGATTAATATTTTGTATATGAAAATATCGTAACAATGGTGGTAATTTGGCTTCATATAATTCTGTTTGAGTCCCTAGGAATGGAAATGTTTTAAGTATATATTTTCTTCCAAAAATACTCGTGGGATCTGGTTTAAATGTGTACCAGAAATTTTTAACTTTATTTAATGCTGTGGTGTTTTTAAATTTTATACAGATAAAACGATGGTTTTTCATATTATCAAAACCATAGAGTTTCTTGTTTTCTAAGATTATAGAATCTAATATTGAATTTTCATAATATGATGGTGTGTTTGCCTTTGTCCGTGCAATATATTCACTTTCTTCCTCATTTTTTTCTGGTTTTGGATATACTTGATCACCTCTACACCATTTCTTATACTTTTCTTTTAAAGCTATTATGCGCATCTGGTCTTTTAAATGGCGAATAAATGCTTTTTTCTGGGAAATACCCCAGTTGTCACCAACTTTCACATAAAAGAATGGGGTAAAATCCGTTACAAATATAGAGCATGTTTCACCTGCTTCATTCATTCCGAACATTTGAATAATAAATTCTTTGTTGTCCTTGCCTCTTTTTCCTTTGCCCTTTTCATTTTTGATTTGAAAATCTAATAAACGATAGGTAGGATTTGTCATAATTTGTATGAGATTAACTACTATTTTAGTCTTAATTCAATTTTTATTAAAGATTGAATTAAATTATTGTGCTAAATATATGCCAGCAAGTAAGAATGGTATAGATAATATTTTTGATTTAGTAATTCCATCCTCTAAAAATATAGCTGATGTAATAATCGTAGCAATAATTGCTATACCTGTTTTAACGATTACTAGATAACTTAAGTTTTCAGAACGTATTAAATTATATCCTATTACTGTTGAAATAGTAATACATAAACTTGCGACTAAAAAGGCTAATAATGTAGTTCCATGTAATTTCGCAATATCTTTTGTAAGTTGTTCTATTCCACCCAAATATAAAGCAGTTACCACCATAGTTATTCCGGTAAGGATTGAATCTATAAACACAATAGAGTAATTATTCATATGCTTCATTACATATTTTCTAGTTAAATCCAACGCTGAGGCCAATAATGCAGATATAGTAGCTAATGCATATAATGTATTTCTATTCATCTATATAATTTTAAATTATAATAAATTGAATAAAAAAAGAATATTTAGAATTATAAAACACAATGACAGATTTTACATTTATGAAAACCGGTTTTGATCTAATGCAACCCGACGATGATGAGTTTGCCAAAAATACGGCATCTATTATAGTCACTTACGCAGAACATGCATTGAGAACCGCAGCTTTATATGTTACACATCATGAAACAAGAAATAGTATAACACCAGAAGATATTAAAAGAGCAATGATGCTTGAAATGTTCTTATTTAAAAACAGATCCAATTTACTTGAGAAGGCAGAAGAAATAAAGAAAATGTTGTATGGGGGTGAGGAGAGCGATGATGAAGAGGAGGTTGTCGATATGACTGAAGAGGAAGAAGAATTTAGCGAAAACAATTGCCAATGTGCAATTTGTAAGTGTACAAATACTATATATACTCGATGGGAAAATTGGACACCAGAGAGTTTATTCGAAATAGTTATTAAAAAACATATTGATAGGATTTAAAAAATAAATTATTATTATAATTAAATGAACTATAATAATCTTAGAATTGTGGGCAAACGCCTTAAATTTTTATCTTTAAAAAGACAATTACATGATCGTAAGCTGCCATTTATTACTAATAATTGTAAAAAAACGGGAGTTGTAGACTGGATTGGTGCAGAAAGTCCAAGAAAAGCAGATAGATCATACCCAAAATTAGTAAATACAGAAAGCAGAATAAACTTACCAGATTACGCATATACAAACAAGACAGAATACGATGATGAATATACTAGTTCGCCAAATCACAAAATTATTTCAAAATTACCTGAAATTTAATGTTTTTTACGCTTAGTTTTAGTTTTTCTTCCTTTCTTTCTCTTCTTTCTTTTCTTTTTTCTTGTTTTCTTTCTTCTCGTTTTCTTTTTTCTACCTCCTTTAGTTACCATTGCTTCTTTTAAAAAACGACCCAATGCTTTTTTTGTTCTTTCTTGTTTAAATTCAACAACGCCTTCTTCACCTTTAACATCCCTATATACTGTCGGAAATCCCTCTAAAGCACTGGTATCAAAATTAACTCGATGTGCTTGATTACTATCAATTTCTGCAATTAATATCTTTGGATTTTCCTCTGATTTGTAAGAGTCAACAAATTTATCCCATTCTGGTTTAAATGCTTTGCACGCATGACAATTAACCATAAAAAACCCGGCCATAACTATTTCATGCTTTGGAGCAACTCTATTAAATTTTTGTACATCTTTATCAGTTATAATTTTTATGATCGTCATATACAATTTGGAGAGAAATTAATTTATAAATAGTTATTATATATGAAAGAACAATTAATCATTTTGGGATTTATTGCAGGATTAATTTTTTGCGCCTCATACACAAATAAAAGTTTAATGGAAGGGTTTAATGCTAGAAATCGTAATCCACTGAATAATGAATTTGCTTGTCCAAATCTTTTAGTACGAAAAGGAAATAAATTAATGCTTTTGAATAATAGAAAAGCAAGAATACCTGGGATTAATCCTATATTTTTCGATAATTTAGAAGATTATGTAGAATTTGTTAAATGGCAGCGTAGTCAGGACATCAAATGTCCCGTTTTATATTTTAATGAAATGCAAGACGCCCAAGGAAATACCCAATACAGAATGTTAAACGATCCATTAGATCCTCAAGCTGGACTTCCTAGTTATAACCAGTTAATGGCAACTGAGGTACCTTTATACGATTCTAATATGGATCATCCACCATATAACCAAAACAATTATCATGGTTTTGATTCTACTAATCAAAATTTAGGTAGATATACATCATTAGATAAAGCATTTTATACCAATACAAACAGGAAGAGTGCAGATGCCATGGAAGTGAATTGGGCTGGTGCAGAGTTGTCTCGTAGAATGGTAGAGTCAGGGAAATATGATAAAGATTTCCGGCCAGATGCCCAATTTAGTCAATTTAAAGGTATTGAAATTGCACCACCTCAACAACATACGGTCGTTAAACAACGATTAAAGAATGCCCCTACTAGTGCAGGAGCGAAAACATAAGATGCAGAAATTGATAAACAACTTAAACAGAAGAACAATTAAATAAATATTTAGACATATACAAATATAAATATGTCTGATTTCATAGCCCCCGCCTGTGTTGGAGTGGCAGAAGTTACAATAGGACATCCATTCGATACAACAAAAGTCTTAATCCAAAATAACCGGAAATGGTGTTGTCTTCCTTTAAGAAATTATTATAGAGGCTGGAGATTCCCTTTATGTTCCGCAGTTATTTTAAATAGTATTACCTTTCCAACCGTTGAGAGAACAAAATCATATACGCAAAATAGTTTTTTATCTGGTGGTATAGCTGGTATTGCTATAACTCCAATTGTATTTTGTTTTGATGTAGGTAAGATTAGACAACAAACAAAACAACCTATAACTATTAAAACCATTGTCAATACCAAAGGTCGATATTCAACTTTCGCACGGGAGACCTTAGCTTCATCCGTATATTTTGGATCTTATTTTACCTGTAGAGACTTTGGTTGGCACCCTTTGCTTTCAGGCGGAATCGCTGGTTTATGTAATTGGACACTTACTTATCCTATTGATGTAATTAAATCTAGACAAATGGCACAAGATTTAACAATAAAACAAGCTTTAAATATGGGTAATTTATGGAGAGGATTTCCTATATGTGCCACTCGTGCTTGTATTGTAAATGCAATAAATTTCTGGGTTTATGAATCTGTTAAAAAATATTTATTAATGGAATTACCGTAGTATTTAATGGATTTGGAAGAATATACAAATTAGTTTTACATTAAAATAATAGTCAAATTATTTGAAAACTTTATATACCGATACATACATGGCAAACATTATAATAGCCATAGCAGCCCAACTATCTATGGTAATAGGCACTTTTAACCAAAATATATCTGTGACAATTTGGCCTAAAAAGTCAAATACGAAAGATGCTAAACCTAATTGTGGTGCTGATAAAAATTTATTACCCAAACGCTGACTAGGGATTATTAAAAGCCATTGTCCAGTCGCAAATAACTCTGTTGTCAATAACTTTTTTGTAAATGTAGCATTTTTCATTTCGGGGGTTCCTTGATAAAATAGAGCGAGATCCATAAAGGCGATAACAAATAAATTTAAAATAAACCAAATAATGATACCTTCATATTTTTTCATTATATTATATAATCATAATATAAAATAATGGAACAGAAAATACCTCTATTCGTATATGTAAAGTTTTTTGGTTTATGGTTAACATCTACTATTATTTCTGTTATTGGTATGTATGCCCATTTAAAATATCCTAATCAAACCCTTGTACAAGCCCTATCAATAGCCCTTCCGTTTGCATGGATGGATTGGTTTTTTATGACCATGGCCATGGATGTTAATAATAAATATAAAATTATGAATCCGACACAAGATGTTATGTTTCTTATTATTACTCAATATACCATTTTGCTCATCTTAAATAGATTTTACTTGAAACAAAAGGTAACCGTAAGTGACCTTGTTGCATGGCCTATTATGTTATTAGGTTTTGCAGTGAGTGGATTTCATCTTGTATCGAAATTATTAGGTAGAAAAATAGTAAAGAAGTCCAAACGAAGGCGAAATAAATAACATTTAGAAAAATTACAATCTCTCTATTTTATAGGAATGTCTTATAAGATAGAGAAAAATGGCTGGGTATATATTCACATCGAAGGAACCCCGAAGGAAAGGGGACGTCAACACGGAAAACACGTAGGAAAACAATTAGAAGAGTGCATTAAAACGACCAAATTTAATTGCCTCTATGATTATGGAAAAAGCTGGGATTTTTTTATTGAGGCTGGTATCAAACTATTCAAACCTGTCATTAAAAACAATTATATGGAAATATACGAAGAAATGGAAGGTATTGTAGAGGGTTGTAAAGAAGCCGGATTCGATACAACCATTGATGAAATAATATGCTGGAATGGATCCATGATTCTTTTTGATTATTGGTGGCCCAACTCGGAACACAGTAGTTCACATATCAAACATCATCGACCTACTGGCGGAGAAGGAGGAGGTAAAGGTGCCCCTGGGCGATGCAGTGCCTTTATTGCCGTGGGAAAGGATTATACGAAAGATGGAAAAATTGTGATGGCGCATAATACATTTGAAAATTTTGTCAGTGGACAATATTGCAATTTTATATTAAGTATCCAACCCGACAAAGGGTCACGAATTTTAATGCAAACACAGCCTGGTTATATATGGAGTGGATCCGATTTTTTCGTCACTAAAAATGACAAAGATGGAACCAATTTTATAGGTTCAGAAACAACTATTGGTGGATTCATGGAATATGCTGAAGGCAATCCCATTTTCTGTAGAATCCGACAGGCCATGCAGTACGCAAAAGAATTAAAGGACTATGAAACAATTCTACTCGATGGAAATACCGGTGGTTATGCCAATTCATGGCTTTTTGCAGATATTAAAAAAAATAAAATTATGCGTATTGAACTTGGATTGAAATATCATAATACCGAATATAAAGACAATGGTTATTTCATCGGCTTTAATGGTTCGTATGATCCATATATCCGAAATCTTGAGTGCAAAGCACAAGGTTTTAATGATATTCGCCGACATCAAGGAGCACGTCATGTCCGACTGGAACAATTGATGCAGCAATATAAAGGACAAATTGACATTCCTATTGCCCAAAAAATATTAGCAGATCATTATGATGTTTATTTGAAGAAAGAAAATCCATGTTCGCGAACCGTCGATTCTCACTACGAGCTTGATGACCGTGCTTTTATGTCTCAAAGTGATCGACCCAAACCTTACCAGCCGCGCGGTGCCATGGATGGCAAATGTGTAGATAGCAAACTTGCAGCCAATATGAAACTTTGGGCTAAATGGGGATCTTCTGGAGATATTCCTTTTGTTCCTGTGCAATTTTTCAAAGAAAATCCTATCTGGGACTATCTCAAACCTTATCTTTTAGCCCGACCCAACCAACCATGGACCAAATTTAAATTCAACGAAAAACATAGGCATAATAAAAAATATACTAGAAAAAAAAGCAATAAAAAATTAAACATAAGATCTAGAAAAAAAAGACGGCGATAATTTAACTAGGTGAAAAATACTTATAACAACGACCAATGTTCGTTTCTTCTAATATGAATTCTCTCTTGACCAGAGAATTATTTGGTACAATTATTTCCATAGTGTAGTTATCATATGAAAATAATTTAACTAGATTTAAAATGGGTCAAAAATTCATCTAAATCTTTCAAAGCGGATTTTGTAGATTCGAGGCTTGATAATGAAGCTAAAGTTTTTTCATCGGTAAGTGTATTCTTTTCAATGGATTTTTTGATTTTATCTAACATTTGCAAATGCAATATGTCCTCAACATCTAACAGAATCGCCTGATAATTCTTTTTATATTTATCAATATGCAATTCATCGACGTATTGCGTTTTCATTGTTTTAACTGATTTTATTAATTGGTCTGGAGTTTTTGGCGCAGAGGTTAACCCTTCTACAACTTTGTTATTCAACGAAAGCATATTTGTACACAAGTAAACAACAAATAAAGCTAATACAATACATCCTAAATAGGTTGTCATATTTTTCATATCGAAATCCATGATATATATATATTATATAAAAAACGAGTTAATAAATCTAATGCTAAATTATAGTTTTGGAAAAGAAGCCATATAAATATATGCTTTAGTACCGGTATAGGGATTACTACTCGACGGTCCGTCCTCTATAACTTCGATATAGTTTCCAACGCCAGAAGGAATATTAAATGTAAATCTCATACTAGTCCAATTATGGAAGGTAGTATTATATGCAGGACAAAATATCCAATCTTTAGATTCCATGTCAATTATATTATGAGACCCCTGTCCACTAGCAGCAGTATATGTTTTAAATACTACTCCACGCATAGAAATCTCAACAGTGGCCAACCCAAAACATTCAAACAAATTAGGTCCAATAACAGCATTCCAAAAGCAACCTGTAAACCAACTATCACGATGTAGTCGCATTTCAGCTGCAAGACCACTTCCTACAGTAGGATCAAATCCGTCAAGGGGACTAAGGCCCATATGAGCACCATTACAAGTATCATCAAAAGTCCATATCGGAGATGAAAAAGATGGTGTCCCGCTAGCAGTAAGTATCCAACCATCTAGCATTGAAGGTGTCCACAAAGTATAAACGGTCTCACTTATCATAACATGTCTTGATAATCCAGCTCCGCTCATATCAAAACCTATAACAGGCAATGCACCTTTTTCTGTTTGTCCTGAAACAGCATGACCAACATCATTAACTACGGCTATATCATTGAAACTCAAGTCATTACTTCCTGTGCTCAAATTGACAGCAGTATCCTCAAATAATTTTATAGGTCCTAATAATTGTCCTGTTACATCAAGATTATTTAATTTAGTATTACCTGTATTCGTATGATCTAATGTAGAAGCACTATTAGCTCTTTCACCCCCAGAATTGTAATATGATATATCTAAATTTACCACTGTAGTATTTAAATTAGCTATTGGAGTAGATGTCAAAACCCATCGACCTCCAGTAATAGGATTTCTTCCATTTTCATATAATCGAATATGAATATCAGACGTAGATGCAGAATTTAATCTATACAAATATAAATTAGTTCCTGTATATGTCCCACTTATATCTATTTTTAAATTTGTTGTTAATGGACCTGCGGTCATATACCAATTATGCCCTAAAACATTAATATAATTGCCTCTTGCGTAAGATGTGCCTGCATAAAATATTATTTGTTCTCTTATTCCAGATGTATCATCATCAATAATAAATAATCCTCTAGCATTATCTTGAGCCCCTTCACAAGTGGCAATACAATGCCATGCATCACCACTTCCCGCAGGAATATCAACAGAAAAATCCCTATATTCAACAAAAGTAGTATCTGCTTCTCCTGTTATTAAACCACCAACATTCAAATCATTAGAGATATCAATATTATTAGCAGATAAATCTGTAATACTCAGATGACCACCAATCGTGACATTACCACTTATGTCAACATTTCCACTTATGTCAACATTTCCACTTATGTCAACATTTCCACTTATGTCAACATTTCCACTTATGTCAACATTTCCATTCACATCCAAATTTCCACTTATGTCAGCATTACCATCTACATCTAAATCACCACCTATGTCAATGTCTCCGGTAGCTTCTATGTTTTTAATATACATGGTATTGTATCTACTATAGTTATAATTAGGACTACTCCCCCATTTAGATCCAATATTATAAGATAAATCAATAAAAGGGGATATATCTTGTGTTTGCGTAAATCCACTACCTTCAACTTGAAATAAAGGTGGTGTTCCATTTCCAGCATCGTAATTATTATTATTATCGACAATTCGAAATATTGTATTTGATGTATTATCCCCCAAAGAAACAATAAAACCACGAGTAAGTCCATTACCACAGTCAAAATAAAAGTTTTCCGCTTCAAATTCTAAACCAGGATTAAATGTACCAGGAACGCTGGGGAAATTCGGCGCCCATCCGGTAGCAGTAACTGTGCTTATAATATTATTTTCAGTAATGGTTAATTTTTGATTTGGTCCAACATCAATAGAATTCAAAGCATCTAAATTATTACACAATATGTCTGTTGCAGTAATAGCTTGTGCATTTGTGCTACCACTTATAATTAAATCACCACTTATATCTACATTATTTTCAAATACTTCTTCTGTTGTAGTAATTCCATAAGGCCAATTTTTGAGATTTAACCAAACTTCCCATAAATTGGCTTTTGGTTCAATCATCGGATAGCCAGCAGGAAGATGTACAGGAGTACCTCCCACTTGTAAAGTATATTGTTGCATAGTACCCGGATTAGTAGGACCTGTTCCAAAAATATTAGGTGGGTTGGTATTTGTTCCCATTGGCAATATAAATTTTTCCCATCCATAATCTCTACCACTTTGTATTTGTTCTTCTGTTACTAATTGCCAATCGGTATTCGTTGTGGTTGCAGCAGGATTACGAGTATTGTTTAGTTCCCCAGTGTTATTCTTGTACATTTTAACATCGATTATATGGTCGCTTACCATATCTGTTAATGTCTGTTTGTTGATTGATCCTTGCCATGGCTCGTGGTTCCAAGTTTGTTCCAGACATAACCATACTTTATTTTGTATAAATTTATCAGATGGGAGATCCGGTAAACCTTCAGCTATCACAATCCGGGATATACCTCCGATTTTCGGAGTAGTTGGACTGTTTTGATAATAAGTAAGAAAACCCGCAGTCAGAGTTTGAATATCCGCGGGCTGTCCATTATTAACAGTAATACCAGTTAAACATTTTTGATTGATAATATTAGTGGAAAGAATTTTAATGAAAGGTTTGGGATTTCTCAGTTCATTATTATCTTGATAATTATCTATGTATCCAGCTACAAAATGAATTGTTTGTTCGGGCAAACCCCCTAAGAAACTTTTAAATGGTGTTTGAACTTGATCCCAATGAATAATCCCAGGGGGCGTTTGAGCAGGTGGTGGAGGCGGTTGAGCAAATTTTATTGTAAAATAGGCCAATGCGTTTGCTATATACGGTCTATCGGTCAACAATGGAGGAGGATCATAAGATTGATTAATATTTATATAAGCCAATGGGATTAATGTTGGCCCCAATGCACTAGCAAAGGTAGGGATGGCTCCAGGATCTCCCATATTACCCAATGTTATATTTTTTTGTAACATTCCTTCCCATATATCAGTAAAAAAAGTCGCAAACCCAATTTTCAATGTATCTACTAGATTAGTATTCCTCACATATAAATTTTTGTCTACATCAATCGTGGACAAAGTATTACTTTCGGCAATTACTGTATTTTGCGAAATATTTGCGGACCCACTAACATCTAATGCAACAGAAGGTGTTGTTATACCTATACCGACATTACCACTATTGTTATTATAAATATCATTGCCTACTAATGTCCACTGGACCGCACTACCAATAGCTCCTTGAACTTGTCCCCAACTTGGAACACCCGAATTATCTGTTGCATCTGCTATAGTAATAATTTGATTCATAGACATATCAAGATCACCACTAATTGTTAATATGCCAGTAGCTCCTCCCAATAATGCTGTATTATTACAAAAATAAATATTACTAACATCGATTATGTTATTGCAATTCATATTAAGAATACCCGACACATCGATATTGTTACAGGAGACATCTTGTAGTTGCGAGTGACCAGAAATATAAATATTACCTGAAACATCTAACTCGTATAGTATATTATTATGACTGGGATCAAATGAATGGTTTACAGCACTACCATCTAAAATAGGTAAATTCCCATAACCAATAAAAGTATTATTGCGTGTATACTGATAGTATGTTCTTACTACTTCATTTCCACAAAGATCCCAAGGAGCACCGCCACTAATATCTACATAGCCATCTGGTAATATCATTCGATTCAAATTATTAAGATTAATCTGAATACTACTTACATCAACATCCAGATTGCTTATGTCCACCACTTGTTGTTGTCCAGATATATCTAAATTTAAAAGACCTTTTTTACCTACATATTTAAAAAACGATATTTTGGGCGGATTCGTGGGTATATTTGCATTAGCTGCTAACTGAACAGTTGTCGAATAAAACTGTAGATAACCACTTTGATTATCAAGAACCCAAAATAGAGGATAGCTATTAATTGGATTATTTACATAAACCGATCCATTATTATATTTGATGCGCATTAGATATGTAGAATTTACATCATCAAATTTGAAATTGATTGTATCTTGAAGTATATTATTATTACTGACATCTAATTTATACCACACTCTCGAATTCGATCCTGGTACAGCTGTAAGTTCAACATTTTTATAAAATTCTAATTTAGAATCGGGATATATTTGTGAAAAAGTATTGCCACTATTCACTGATGGAAGCGCCCCGATAGAATCAACCCATGCACCACTATTATCTAAATTATAAATGCTAATTGGTGCTTCTAGTGGAACCTCTTCTATAAATATATCACGACTAAATATATTTTTAATAGCGCGATAAGGTTCATTGCTAAATTGTTGATCTAATTGTGTTGCAGCTACACCTGTAAACTGTTTAAATAATAGATTTGTTTGATAGTCGTTATTGATTACTGACATATAAATATTAATTATATTATTTATATGAAATTAACTAAGTGGTCCCATAAGTGATTACTACATCAGATATTTTTCTATTATCCCCATTTTTAAGCCCTATTCTATAGAATATTTGGGTATTTGCATTTGGACTATAAAATTTAATAAAATGAATAGCCGTTGCCCCAGTATTGGTATTTCTTCTATATGCACCTGCTTCATTGGCGTTATTAACATTTACTGTAGCTCCTTGGTCCCACGTTCCTTGCACGGCTTTCCATCCACTTCTTCCAGCTGCATATCCACTAGGTACTGTATTATTTGCAGGATCAAAATAAGAATCTATTTCTTGAATATAAAGTAGATAATCATCTCCTAATTTTAATGTAGAAGAGGAACCACCAGAACCAGTTACAACTATTTTTCCAAAACTTGTGGCGCTGACTCTGTTATTACTTAAAAGTATCCATTTATATGTACCAGTAATTGTTTTATTACCACCTTCATAATAATCATCGTTACTTGCTGTATATGTAAGAGATTTACTAATTCCAGTAGTATTTTTGGAAGAATAATTTAGTGTCTGACCATAATATAGTGTATAATCTATATACGGATTGTTAGCAGCAGTTGTATATTGTCCACAAGTAAATCCTCCGGTATTACACCACATTAATTGTTGATCACCTATTGTTGTAGCATGATTGTATATTGCGCTATATCCTGGACTAGCATAATTAACCGGATATTCGCCGGTTCCTGGAACATGTAATGTATAGCTAAAAGGAAGCGAAGGGTTCAAAGTTGTATAGTCCCACCATAGTGGTTTTGAATTAAAACTTATATTTAATGGCGTTACAGTGGTAGTAGATGGTGTTAAGGTTATATTATTAGTATAAGTTCCTGTAATATAGAATTGTGGTGTAAAGGCTCTGGCTCTAGAATAGTTGTAAGAACTATTCTGTAAGTTAGATCTCAATAAATCGACATTTTCATTCATATTTACTAATATAGGATGTCCAATAGGCCATTCCTGACCATAATCACCACCAGTCATAGAATTTCCTGAAGCAGCACCTGCTGCGCTAGCATAAAATAAATTTCCATTCATTAACCATTGGCTTAATATTGGTCTCCAAGTCGGATCTAAGTCAGATAATGTAGCACTCACGGGCCATGTTGCAACAGTAGAATTTCCTGGTCTACTTATTCCAAAGAAATCTTGCGTTAGAGTTGGTGTTTGTTGAACAGTGGCAAAACTACTAATAGATACGGGATTAATAGGAACTCTTCCTATTCTCAGGGCATATGTCAATGATTGATCAGATTGGGTTCCTGCAAAATGTTGTGTAAGAGTTATATCCCAATCATTATAACTATTATTGCTTATATCAGGATAATTATTCAAATTAATAGCTTTAATGGTAACATTTGAAACATCTACACCTAAATACCAACCGCGTAATCTATATGCTTCAACAGTGGTTGCGGGTGGCGAAGGATACTGTGTAGCATCTTTGCTCTCAGAAATTGCCAATTCAAAAAAAGTATTTGATGGATTAATATGAGAATCTGCGCCAGTAAAACCAATACGATAAGCTGACGTTAAAGTAGTTGGGGTGGATGTAGTAGATAGTTTAAACTGGCATAAATGATTTCCACACAAATCAATTCCTAAATTTAATAACTCGTTACTATTTCTTTTATTGATGAGTTCATATGCATTTGCAGCATTATATAATTTATATTGAGAGAATTGATCAAAGAAATAAATATTATTGATAATTGTATTGGAATTTTTAGGATAAGCAGGAGCAACTATAGCTACTGTTCCTAAATGGTGACCATTTGTTAAATCCGTATTAGTAAAAAAATGTCCCTGCCCGGCTTCACCTAACATGGATCTATATGTGGTAGATACTTGAAGACGTGTAGGAGGCAATACTGTTAGCTTTGGATAAGATGGTGACAAATAGGCATCAGAATAGACATTCTGACTTAAATCTGTATTAATTTTCATAAAATAACCAGATACATCATAGGTGTAACCAGGAAAAATAATTCGATTAGTATTAGATATTATATTAGTTGAAATGTCTGTTGTGTAGTTAGAAAAAGCCCAAGTATTAGTTACCAAATTATTTGATTCATATGATATTGTTGGTATGGTAGTATATGGAGCTGGGGGCAGAAATACTTGTTTAGACCCTGGGTCTGGTGCTCCTGATAAATCAAAACCATAATTAACATGTAATCCGTATAAAGGTAAAGATGGAAAAGGTATATTTAATGAAGCATCTGCTACTGGATTGGTGGAATTTGGATTATTATTAGCACCGGTAACATTTATTCTTCTATAATCAGTATTGCTCATTGCTATCAATTGTGGCGAGGTAGCAGGACCGAAACTCCCAAATACAATAAATGAACCAGAAGTATCAGGTATATATAAATAGTTCCATTCTGGATTCACTGTTCCAAAATAATCTGGGGAAGGTAATACTTGAGTAGATTTATTTTTTAGATAAATTCTAAATTGAAATTGATTAGTTCCTACATCAAATTTGTCGTGATTTATATATACAAATTGTGGATCATTTACTCCACCAGTACCATACTGTCCTGAAGATGAACCTCCTCCAGCTTTAAAGTATGCACCAATTGTTTGATTATAGAGATTGGGTTTTGGATTTCCTGTGAGTGCTAAGTCATTAGGTGTCAATGTAGTCCAAGCTGGCGTTGAGCCTCCAGACTGGGTTCTATAATCAATATGCAAAGATTCATGATATGGTAAGTAATTCAAGCTTAAATCCGATATACCACTATAGGATCCTGTATTAGTTAAATTTACACTACCATCGTTCAATTGATGAGGTGGTAATATGAAATTAAAAGCGGCAGCTTCTCGTGGAGGCAAAACCCAATGAAGTTCTATTCTCTGATCAATCGTATCATATTGACCAGAGGATGCGTCAAATATTCCTCTATTTGTACCTGATACATCACTAATACCAGTTCCATCAGATGGTGGATTAAAAGTATATCCCGTCATATAAGCTGGTGACCAAGGTTTTTCCATAAAAAGATAATTAAACGATGCATCAAATAATGATCCGCCGCCGCCTCCAGCAATACCTGTCGGACCAACTGGACCTGTCATGCCAGTATGTCCAGTAGGTCCGATTGATCCAGTAGGTCCAGAAGGACCATTTAATACCCAAGAAAACATAAATTCTTCTTGGTGACCCATAAATTGTTGCATTGCATTTGCCCCTGGAGTAGAACTGATAGTTGTAACAGAAATTGCATAATATGTGTGTGTTTGAATTGGATGCATGGGAGGTACAAAAGTAACTGCTGTTACTTCAACAATTTGAAAATTAGTTGTATCAGTTACTTGTATTAAAGTAGCTAATGCTGACCCTCCGCTATTAATATGCGTTTCAAGAGCTGCTATCCAATTAGTTTGATCCATTCCATCTCCATCTATAATATTAACATTCCAAGTTGTAAAATTATTATTTAGAGGGCCCGGTGAGTTTGGTGTAGGTTGTATTGTTCCAGGTGGAGGACCAAGTTGATTTAATTTATATCTTCTACTATTAGCACCATCTAATCCTTGTGCTCCAGTAGGTCCAGTGTAGCCTGTTGGTCCTGTGTAGCCTGTTGGTCCAGTGTAGCCTGTTGGTCCAGTGTAGCCTGTTGGTCCTGTAGATCCATTTCCATTTGTGCGGTTTACTAAATTACAAGCAAACATATAAAATAAGTATCGATTTTAATCATTTCGCATAAACCAATGAATAATTTTTAATTTATTATAATTATATGGATTCATTAATTGGAATATTATTGAAATATTAAATATAAAGTAGTTTACATTAAGTGTCAATCTTAATCACATTGCTTTTCTGGTAAAATAAATATTGAATAATATTAGCGACACTGGTCCTTGAGATCCTTCTCTCTTGTCCTTTTTTTGTTTTATACAATAATTTATCCAAGCAATGTTTATCTTTCTCCAGAGCTTTAAGTAATTGAAATAAAGAACCGTATTTTGCTATAACTGCACTTGATGTAGCAGTGCTAATTCCGGGTATTTGACTTAAAATGATTCCACCAATATTTTCCGGTGTAATGTTCTTCTTTTTTTCTTTGTGAACAACCTGTGCGTAGTTCTTTTTTTTAGGTTGGAATAAATCATGATAAAATCCGTGTTTATCAGATGAACGTGCTAATTTATCTGTCATACGTAGAATATATTCAGCTGTTTCCATAATATCAAATGTACGCACCATAGAAAATCCTTTAAAATATTGTACGCTAAACATTGTTGTATATAAAGTACCAGGCTTAACACGACTGTATTTATCTGAATAATGCGAAACATTTCCCTCAATAAGGTATATGATATTGTGATTGTGGAGAGAATATCCGTTTAATCGATAAGATTGTTCAGCATAACGCCCATCTTTGATAGATGATGCCAAATCATTTAATTTCTTTCTCTCCAATAACAACAATTCTTCTTTATTATTCCAAATGCTTATGTCACCTAAGTCTAATCTTTCCACGGATATATCAAAATTAAATCCGTAGTCGTTATTAAGTGCTTTTAATAATTTGATAAGAGTATGTTCTCTTATATCCACTTTGATCTGCATTTAATTTAATAAGTTATTGACTGTTTAAATGGCTTATTAAATTATTTTAACTAGAGAACATTATGTATTAAAATTGAATATAAATATCAAAAGGAAGATTAGAGTAACACAATGAGAAATGTCTATTATTATCAAGAATATACCCAAACCCAAACTCAAACCTAAACCTAAACCAATCTATTCGCGCATCAATGTGGATGAAATAACCGAAGATATGATTTCATCACTGCCTGCTGACTTTATAGCATTTGCTAAGTCGAACAATTGTTATCTTCCAAAAAAAGAAAATAGTCGGGGTGGATTTGAAACTCTGGCAGCGATGGTAAATAATCCTTATAAATTCTTCGACGGTCGAGATGATACCGATGCATTTTGTAAAAAATTTAATATTAAAACAAAAGATTCGATCCAACTTTTCAATAAGAAAGCACAAGATGGATTTAAAATGTCTGGGGAAAGAGCAAAGTATTACATCGCAAGACCATATACAGTTTCAAATAAGAAAGCAATGCGAGAAAATTTTAAATTTGATGGAACAGAAGCAGGAAAAAATGAAGAAATTAATAAATGGAAAACTCATATTCGAGAAAATTATCTTGACGAATCAAATGATAAATGGCAACTAGGTCACAAAAACCCAGAAACAACTGACAACACTTCGGCAAATTTAATTCTACAACCACCTATTCAGGCAAAGTACAGAGACCGCTATATATTTATTGATCCATTGACAAAAATACCAACCCCCTCTGAATTATTTAAATTAATTAAAAATGGAAATTCTCCTTTTACTAACGCACAACTTCGCGAACTTCGTGATGGATTAATTCAAATAAATCTAGACTGAAGAGAGTCTCTCCATACAAATATCATAATAGTCCTTATTAATTTCAAAACCAAGACATTTTCTATCCGTATTTTTACAAGCAATCGCAGTGGTCCCTGATCCTAAAAATGGATCTACAACAATCGCATTTTTTTTACTGAATAGATTTATCAAATGTTCTATCAAAGCTATAGGCTTAACTGTAATATGCGTATTTGCTTTACCCTTTTCTTTTTTACCTGGTTTGGGAACCATAAAATTCTTATCATATGATTCATTATACTCTTCTGTAATCATAATATTAGCTGGTACTCTGTTACCTTCAATTCCAACTTTATGTGAAAAGTCCAATAAACCTGTTTTAAATTGTAGTTCATTTCTAATAAAAGTGGTAGTTATAGGTTTCATAGCAACACATATCGGTTCGAAACAGGACCGGATTTGAGGTGATTTAAAATTCTTATATTCTTCAATAAGTTTGAGTTTTTCGTTTTCTGAGATGTCTTTCATTTTCTTAATAATGTGAGTCATTGACATCCCTTTCGGCATACTTTGTGTATAAGTCCAATTTATCATATCTCTTATTTCAAATCCAGCTAATTCAACTGCCATAGCGATAGCGTGATATAGTCTAGGTGAAGAGAAGGAGAGGAAATAGGCACCTGGTTTCATTTTTTTAAATAATACTCGTGATAGTGCAAGATAATAATCATATAAACTTTTCACTTGTTTCTTATCAAACTTCATACCTTTTGGCAAATGTTTTATATGGCTATTTTTTTTATCATCTTTAATATTTTTCGAAGACCATTTATTGTCTAGTTTGTCAATAAAATAGGGTGGATCTGTAATAACACAGTCGATACTATTATCCTCTAATTTTACTAATTCTTCCATACAATCATTATTAACAACAATAATTCTTTCTGGTGATTTCTGTTTAATTTTAATATTTTTCTTTCGAATTTTCACTTTCTTTTTTGGAGTTTGTTTCATCTGTTTTTGAACCAAAGCTTCAATTTGATTTGCTATCTTACTTTTATTATCTTGACAGGGGGTTTTTCGTTTTTGATGTTGAGCGTAATGAGATTTCTGTGTGAATTCTTTAAGACACCGGTCGCAACTGTATTTAACCATTTTAGTTAAAAATATACGTAGTATTAATTCTAAATCAATTTTATATTTTAAATAATAGTTATTATTAATAGATTTAAACGAGAGCATATTTAATAAGTTAAATGAGTATCTTAGCTTGTAGAAGTATTTCGTTGTTGGTTTGTGATATGGCTGGAACAGTTATTAACGAAGGAGGATTAGTTTATAAAACACTTTACAATACATTAAAAAACAATGATATACCTGTCAAAGACACAGATATAAATGATTGGCATGGTTTGCAAAAAGAGGAAGTAATTAGTAGTATGGTAAACAAATATTTATCAGGTCCAACACTGGCTCCTAATTCTAAGACAATAAAAAGATTAAATCATATTAAACGTTATTGTCATGATGAATTTGAAAAAAATCTCAATGAAGCATATTTTGGAGAACATTCAAAAATAGAAATAATAGATCCAAATTTACCAAACTTTTTCAATAAATTACGATTTAATGGGGTTAAAATAGCATTGAATACGGGTTACAATAGAACAATTCAACGAGATATTATTAAGCATTTGCAAATGACAGATTATATTGATGATTTTATTTCCAGTGATGATGTAAAAATGGGTAGGCCAGCGCCATATATGATACATCGTTTAATGGAACGTCATGATATAATGGATGTTAAAAATGTAGCAAAAGTTGGAGATACTAGAAATGATGTACTAGAAGGTAAAAACGCTGGTTGCGGCATAACAATAGCAGTACAAACCGGGGCCGGTACGACCAAAGATTTTTTAGAAGCCGATATGATAGTTGATAAAATAACAAATATAGATATGGTAGTAGATGATGGATTTTTTCTTTGAAGTTAATGTAAATGGGTTTAAAAAGTAAATACAGTAAATATACATATAATGGAAGTTGCTACAAAAACACTATTACAAGATGGAGATATCAATAAGTATCAAGAAGAGTTAATTTTTGATCCTTATAATTCTAAAAATCGTGAAATTACTAAAACACAGGTATCAGAGATACTTAAAAAATATGGGGTACCAGATACAGTTCATAATTTTAAACTATATGCTAGAGCTTTCATTCATAGATCTTATGTGAAAAGACCACATTTGGAAAATGTTGAGAATGGTATTACTATTGTTGATAGACCAAAAGACTGTTTAAATTTAAAAACCAAATCAAATGAAAGATTAGAATTTTTAGGTGATGGAGTACTAGAATGTATTACAAAGTACTACTTATATAGGAGATTTCCAAAAGAAAATGAAGGTTTTATGACAGAAAAGAAAATTGCTTTAGTTAAGAATGAATCTATCGGTAGAATGGCATATGAAATGGGACTCAATCGATGGTATATACTTTCTAAAAATGCAGAAGAAAAGAAAACACGAACCAATCTTAAAAAGCTAGGTTGTTTATTTGAGGCATTTTTAGGAGCTTTATTTTTGGATTTTAACAAAATTAATATTAAAGATGAAGATAATTGGTTTAAAAATGTATTTGTAACAGGTCCTGGATTTCAGATAGCACAAACATTTGTAGAAAGTATATTTGAACAACATGTAAACTGGACTGATATTTTGCAAAATGATGATAATTATAAAAATATATTACAGGTTATGATCCAAAAGGAATTCAAAATTACACCATCCTATATGGAAATTTCAGAACATGATGAAGATGATGGATATCATATGGGAGTTTTTATTTGTATGGGGGAGAATATAGTAAATGTAGCTTTTTCTGATTCTAAACCATTTAGTACATATGGTTCTTTTGAAAAAATACAAGAAGAGTTAACAAATAACAATGGTGAATTATTTATTTTTCTAGGTGAAGGGAAACATAAAATCAAAAAGAAAGCAGAACAAATGGCTTGTAAATTAGCTATTGAACAAATAAAAAAAAAAGCAACAAACTTTTTATAAGTAAGTATTATATATGAGTAGTCTTTTAGAACAACTTGAAGTAAAACCTCAATCAAAAACACAGCAAAAAGTCAAAATTATTATTCCTACAGAAAGTCACGCAAAAGTTAGAGCTAAACCAAGAATTATAGACAGTACCGGTAAAGAATTTGATAGAAGTGTTATAATGAACAAACTGAAACACAGAGGCTTATCGGTACCAAAAATGAAACAAAGTGCCAAACTTCGTGTATTAACAGAAGCATTAGTGGAGGATATTCCAAAGAAAAAGGTTATCAGAGAGGAAGAAATTGTTGAAGTGGTACCAAAACCAAGAATTAAAATCAAAAAATTAGGTAAAGTAAAAATTAAAGGAAGTAAAAATATTAAAAAGGGTACAATAACTACAATTGCTAAGCCAGAACCTTCTGGTATTAGAGTAAATTTGCCTAAAAAAATATCATTAAGACGGTCACAAGTATCTCCTGCAATCATTAAATTTGAAAGAGAATTAAGTGGTAGATTACCTGTACCTCAACCATCAATAAATATACGTGCTGGTGCATATTACAGAACTAATAGAGAAATTTTTGTAAATTTTATAAATTCTCTTTTTGCACCATATAAAGATGAATTAATAGAAGAATCTAAAAATCTTACTTGTGATGGAATTAATAAGGCTAAGTCTGGTGTTTTTTCTCTTTTGACCCATCAATCAATCGTTAGGGATTATATCAATCTATATACTCCATATAGGGGATTATTATTATATCATGGTTTGGGGGCTGGTAAAACGTGTGCATCAATAGCTATAGCCGAAGGTTTTCAAAACCCAATGCATATTTTAGTCATGACTCCGGCATCACTTAGACAAAATTATCAAAATGAAATTAAAAAATGCGGTAATGAAATGTATAGGTTGAATCAGTATTGGGAGTTTATATCTAATGATAATAATACAAAGAAAACCAGAGTGTTAGCAAAAATTCTCAGTGTATCTGAATCATTTGTTAGAAAACATAAAGGGGCGTGGTTTGTGAATGTTGCAAATGAGAGTAATTACGAAACATTAGATACGCAAGAAAAATTTGTTTTAAATGAACAAATTGATGAAATGATTAGGGCTAAATATCAATTTATAAATTACAATGGTTTACAAAAACAACATTTAGCTAATTTAACAAATGACGGAAAAATAAATCCATTTGATAATAAAGTAGTAATTATAGATGAAGCACATAATTTCGTTAGTCGCATTGTAAACAAATTAAAAAAACCGGATAGTCTTTCAATGAAATTATACGAATACTTATTGTCTGCTGAAAATTGCAGAATCATTATGTTAACAGGTACGCCAATTATTAATTACCCCAATGAATTGGGTATACTATTTAATATACTTCGTGGTTATATCAGAACATATAGATTTAATTTATCAATCAGACAAAAAGGTAAAGTAAACCAAAAAACAATCGAATCAATATTGGGAACATTTAATATTCAAGATTATGTTAAATATAATCCATCAAACGATGAACTAATAATTACTAGAAATCCATTTGGATTTGTAAATACTAAAAATGGATCTGGACAATACGAAGGTGTTCGATTAGATAGACAAGGAAATATGCCTACTAAAAAATTTATAGCAATTATAACAAGTCGATTAGAAGATGCAAACATTGGTGTTTTAAAAGTAACCGAAAATCCTCCATATAAAGCATTGCCAGATACTTTGGATGAATTTGCAGCCATGTTTATCGATCCAAAAAACAATGGTTTTAAAAATACTAATTTATTTAAAAGGCGTGTTTTAGGATTGACATCTTATTTTCGAAGTGCTACAGAAGAATTAATGCCACGATTTAATATTGAAAGTGATTTAATTGTCGAAATGATTCCAATGAGTGATTATCAATTCGGTATATATGAATTGGCACGTGCTGAGGAAAGAAAAATGGAATTGAGAAATGCTCGCAAGCGTAAAGGAGGTGGTGATGATGACGATAGTGTATCAACATACAGGATATTTTCTCGTGCATTTTGTAATTTTGTTTTTCCACCTGCAATCAGCAGACCCAAGCCAAAAGAAGGAGAAGAAATAGCAGCGGTATTAAAAAGAGATGTCAATGAAGATATTTTGGATATAGTAAGTTTACAAGAAGAAGTTGCAAATATTGATGGTAGATATGAAGAAGATGATAAAAATGAAGTAGAGGCTAAGCGTAAAACTAATCGTGATACTAATTATGAAAATAGAATTAAAGAGGCTATTAAAACTTTAAAAGCTAATGCTGGTAAATATTTAAATCCAGCAGGCTTAAAAATTTACAGTCCTAAATTTTTGGCATTATATGAAAATATTGTAGAAAATGCAGGATTACATTTAATATATTCTCAATTTCGTACATTAGAAGGTATTGGTATATTCAGTATGGTATTAGATCAGAATGGTTTTGCACAATTTAAACTGGCACAAGATAAGGACGGTGTATGGAGAATTATTGTTAAAGATGGTGACGAAAATAAACCAAAATATGCATTATATACTGGGACGGAAACTCGAGAAGTAAAAGAAATGATGAGATTAATTTTTAATGGTGATTGGGAAAAATTACCTGATTCAATTAAAGAGGTATTAAATGAAACAGCTGCTAATAATAATCATGGTGAAATAATTAAAGTATTTATGATTACATCAAGTGGTGCGGAAGGTATTAATTTGAAAAACACAAGATATGTACATATACTTGAACCATATTGGCATCCTGTGAGAATGGAACAAGTAATCGGTCGGGCAAGGCGTATTTGCAGTCATGAAGATCTTCCCCAAGATGAACGACAGATAAATGTATATTTATATTTAATGCGTTTCACAGATAAGCAATTAATACCAGCTGTAATAAAAGGTGGTATGGCATCGAAAGGTTTATTAGAAAAAGATGTAAGTAAATTAGACAAAACAACACCTTTAACTAGTGATCAAGCATTATATGAAATTTCAAATATAAAAGAGGAAATTAATAAACAATTATTAACAGCAGTAAAAGAATCTGCTTTCGATTGTGCTTTACACGCCAGAGCCGGTGATAAAGAACCGTTAATGTGTATGTCGTTCGGTAGACCCGCTCCAACTACTTTTACAACAACACCAGCACTAACTATAGAAACAGACTATGATAAACAACTAAAGAAAAATTATGAAAAGATTACCTGGAAAGCTATTATAGTAACTATTTCTGGTAAAAGGTATGCTTTTAGACCCAGCCAAAAAGGATCACGCACAGGTGATGTATATGATCTTGAAAGTTATAATAGAGCGGTTAAATTAGGCGGTGAAGCTATCCCCGTAGGTAAATTGTCAATAGATCCAAGAACCAAGAAATTGGCATTTAAATTAATTTAATTAGATTTTAATTCTTTCAATAAACCAATAATAATTGCTTGATTTTTTTCTATACGGTTAAGATACGACGGAATATCAATATCATCCGTTTTTTTTAGTTTTTGTAAAAATGACATTGCGTTAACCACAGGCGCGTTATCCACTGGTGCAGTGTTTTCTGTCACTTTAAATCTGACGCGCTTCTCTTGTGTTTCATTTGTTAAAATGGTAGGCTCAATCTTAACATTGGAATTATCATCAATCTTTATGTGGGTTGAAGTTGATTCTCCGGTTAACCATTGTTTGGTGCTATCTTCGTTTGAATTATACTGAGCCATTATTTTTTTTAATTCACGTTCTCGTTCTTGTAATGTATTATCAACCATTCTTGCATCAATCGGTGATTCTTCTGTTTTATCAGAGAAATCAATATCCGGTGGTTTTTGTTTATTAATTAAAGTATTGAAACTATTTTGTTGTATTTTTAAATTTTGCTCAAATATTTGTCCTTTAGTCATTGGTTTAGTTGTTTTAGTTGATGTGGATTTAATTTGCTGTTTCGGCATTTCTTGAGCAAATTGTTTTATAATTTCTTTATTCATAGCCATTAAATCATTATTAAATTTAAAACGATTTTTATTCATCTCATTAACGCGGTATTCCAATACGGTCTGGAATTTATTCGGGTTGGTTTTTTGATTAGGATGGTTTGATAATAATTGCCATAATAAACTTTTGTTTTGCGTAGAATGAACAGACATATATAATATTAAAATCAAATATTTTTAATATTTTATCGTTTATTAAAATAAATACTTCTTAGTTTTCGCATATATTTATCAGTGATACGTTTTTTAAAAAAATCTATTGACTTACCTTCTAATAATTTAATTATAAAGTATAAAGAATACATACCGCATTCTGTAGTTAAATATTGGTGTCTTCTACTAGTTTGTTCAAATGTATATTTTTCTCCTAAATTTCGAGCTTGTTTACGAACAGTAATAACAAATTTCATTAAACGCCTTGGTATTTTATCTCCATAACTATCAAAATAGTAAATAGCTTTTTTTCTAATATCAATAAACATTGCTACCCAATGTGATCCTTCTTTATAATGTGGATCCAAATTAAAGATTAAACCTATTTTAGTGATACCTTTACTCTTATAGTCTAATAAAGAAAATTTACATATTTCCTCCCATACACATTCGTTGTGCATTTTTCGAACGTCATAATCGATAGGAGAAGGTCCTAAAAAAATAAAATGTTTATATTTTTCTTCATATTGTTTCATTAATTGTTCTATTTCAATAGAAGTAAGCCAAGTATTGGGTTTCTTTGTCCACTCTCTTGGTTGTTTTGGGGAGAAATTTTGCATAAAGAATCCTGACGGCAAATCATTTTTAATACATTTGTGTCTTAACCAACAAGATTCTTTATAGCATGTTTTCTGCATATTTTTTTTTAAATGTTGCCATATTTCCTTGGGGTCATTGCTATAGATTTTAACATCTGGATGTCTAACATTCCAAGTATTTTTTAATTTATGTAGTGCTGATTTACTATAGCAAGTAAAACTTAGTTCGTCCTGTTTATTTTTTGGAGAACATTTATCAGGTTTAAATTTTATTTTTCTTGTTTTTTTATGATGTTTCTGTTTATGATGTTTTTGATGTTTACGCGTTTGTGAACCACCACTCATCTTAAATATCATTGATATTTTTCTTTTTCAAACCTTTTTCACGAAATCTTGGATCTTTCAAATTAAAATTTCTTTTTTGTGGCATAATAGGCGGTTTAGTTATCTTAGTGCTTTTAATTTTAATATTATCAGTAATCCTTGGTCTATGTGGCTTTTTTTTTCTTAACATTACATTATTACTATTTTTCATATTAAATGTTTTTTTTTTATTGACTGAAGGTTTAATGTCTTCGTAGTCATTTTGAATTAATTCCATCTTATCTGTGAACTTAAAATGATCAATACAAATTTGAGCATAATTCACAAAAGCTTTTGTCACTTTTGTATTAATCTTCTCTCCGCGTAACATATCTTTTGTTAATTGAAAGATACGTTTTTTATAAAAATCCAAATCATTGTGAGGGATTTGTTGTAAATCTTTTTTCTGCATAAGTTTTGTCAGCTTGTCGGGATTAGTTAAATACTGCAAATCAATTAAATTTAATGAGACATCCATGGTTTATAATTACATAACAAATATAATTTTATGTAATTACTTAATTCATTTTTAAATTTTTAATCTGTACTCTAGTGTTGTTATTAAAAGTATCTTTGCCTAAATTACACATATTCGGATTAAATGGAGAGAATCGTTCTTGTTTAAATAATAATTGATTCGTCATTTTTGTTGTTTCAATCGGTGGTGTTAAATAAGTTGTATTATATAAATCGCTTTTAGAACTAGGAATAAATTTAGCTTGAGGACAAGATTGTAGTGGAAATATAATATTCATTAATTTTGACTCGGTATCAATCTTTGATTGAAAACCATTAAATGGCAAGGATTGACTACTACCTGCGAACATATGTCTTGTATTATAAATAGGTCTTCGCTCACAAGGAACATTTGTTGGAAGACGACAATCCAATATGGGAAATACAACAAATTTAGTATCTACTGGACGTGGATCATAATTCATTTGAAGAGGAACACCCGGCACATTTCTTTTATACATTCTATTGCTTAACTGTGTTGTTCTATTTTGTTGACAATAATAAGCTCCTTTAACGACATTTTCCATTATAATATCACTATAGAATAATTATTTCAAATTACCTAAAGATATCTATTAAAGTAGTAGTAGTAGTATGTGTGGAATCTTTGCGGTATTATCTAGTGATATTAAAAACAAGGATAACAAGACTTTCGAAGCAAAAAATTTTTATAAGGGTCAAAATAGAGGACCCGAGAGTTCTGTTTTTAAAAAAGTTAATGATAATATACTATTTGGATTCCATCGTTTAGCTATCAATGGTTATTCTAATCCTTCCTCTGAACAACCAATAGAGTTAGAAGATTCTGTTTTAATTTGCAATGGAGAGATATATAATTGGAAATATTTACATCGTTCGCTTAATATTCCTACAAACACCGGTTCTGATTGTGAAATTATTATTCATTTATACAAAAAATTTGGAATTGAATATACAGTAAATATACTAGATGGAGTGTTTGCATTTATTTTACTAGATAAAAATGCTAATAAAGTATTTGTCTCCCGTGACCCTTATGGTGTACGGCCTTTATTTTATTCGTATCATAAAGCCAATGAGTGTCATTTTCATTATATATTTTCTTCGGAGTTGAAAATGATGACACATATGATAACTGACCAAATTTATAAGGCGGAACAATTTACACCCGGTTCATATACAGAAATTAATATGGATAATGGTAAACAAATTACAAAACAATATTTTAATTCTGTTTGTTCCGAAATTACCTCTCATCATACACACGAGTATTATCATGAATGTATTAGAAACGCTTTAATAGCAGCAGTTAATAAACGTGTTAATAATACTGATAGAGAAGTAGCTTGTTTATTATCTGGAGGATTAGATAGTAGTCTAATTACGGCATTAGTTGCCAGAGTATTACCTGATCCTTCAAATCTTAAAACTTGGAGTATTGGTATGATAGGATCTGAAGATTTGCGTTATGCTGAAATGGTTGCCGATCATATTGGCAGTGACCATCATAGTATTATTTTAAGTAAACAAGAGTTTTTAGATGCTATACCTGAAGTCATTTATACGATTGAAAGTTATGACACAACTACTGTAAGGGCTAGCGTAGGAAATTGGTTAATATCTAAATATATTCGTGAGAATTCAGATGCTAAGGTAGTTTTTAACGGAGATGGTAGTGATGAGGTTACTGGAGGATATATGTATTTTCATCTTGCGGAAAATGCTTTAGAATTCGACCACGAGTGTAAGAGATTATTAAAAGATATTTGTTATTATGATGTGTTGCGTTCAGATAGATCAATTAGTTCACATGGATTAGAAGCTAGAACTCCATTTTTAGATAAAAATTTCGTTCAAATGTATTTATCAATTCCTGCTGAAACCCGCTTTCTTGAAATGAAAGGAACAAAAATAGAAAAATATTTATTGAGAAAAGCTTTTGATAAAACAAATCTATTGCCACATAATGTTTTGTGGAGAACAAAAGAAGCTTTTTCTGATGGCGTTAGTACACAAAAAGAATCATGGTTCGAAACAATACAAAATTTCGCCAAAGAAAAGTATAAAGATATGAACATAGATGGTCCTACTGCTGAAAAATATTGGTATCGAGAATTATTTAACCAATATTATCCTAATTGTAAAGAGGTTATTCCTTATATGTGGATGCCCAAATTTGTACAAGCAACAGATGCGTCTGCAAGAACATTAGATATATATAAAAGTAAAAGCGAAAAAAAGAAGAAAGGAAAGTTAACACTCCATATGTAAATTTGCGGCTTTAAATTTAGCCCAACTAATATTATTTACAGGTTTTTTGTGTTTTGGTGCGCTTTTTTTGCTTTCCACATCTAATTTTTTTTCACGTTGTAAAGCGCTATCGATATATAATTGTTTTAGAACTTCACCAATTTTAACAGAAGCTTCATGTTGGTCTAATTGACCCTCCTCTACTTCACGCAATGTATCAATAAATTTATGTAAAATATTAAGATTTAATTCATCTTTCATAATTCTATTAAAAATGTTTGTATAATTAGTCCAAAGAAAGTTGCAATGGGAGATAACAATTTTTTCAAATTTTTTTGTTTCAAATTTAGCCATGCGATTATACTTTTTTTTAAGATTTACCATTTTCTCCACCTCGTCGCGGATAAGACGACTATGTTTTAGTTGTCGAATTTTAGAAGTATTATCATCAGCATCATAAGCTTTAATCATTTCTTGCAAATTTAATCGTTGTTTATCATCCATTATAACATACTAGAATACTTTCTTTTTATTTTATTTAATCTAATTATACTTTATATGGGAAAATTACGTAAAAAATCGCGCAAATATAAAGGAGGGAATCTTACATCTGTAGATTGTGCAAAAAATCCACAATTATGTCCTACACAAACAGAACATGGAGGGTCTTTGATGAAAATGGCAGCAGCAAGTGTAAAACATCAAGCAGCCACAGCAGCAAGTCAGAGTAAAACCAATCAACATTTAGCCAGCGGAGGAGGAAAAAGGAAAAAGGGTGGTACAGCCAGAGTTATATGTCCACAACCCGCGGCTGGATCTGGTGGGAGTATTTCAGCGGGTGGCTCAAGTGCCGGTGCTAATATGTGTCACGGGGTAAAAACGAGTCAGCAACAAAGTGCTAACGCTATTCATGATAGTACAGCAAAAGATTTAAGTACTGCTCCTCCTTGCAATCCTTTTAGTGGACAATGTGGGGGAAAAAGAAGACGCCGAAAAACACGAAGACGTCGTGGAAGAAAATCTCGTAAAAGAAAATCTTATAGAAGAAAAAAACGACAGCGAACTTGCAGAAAAAAGCGCCGCAAACGCCGTTCTTAATTTCATAAATAAAATAACTATATATTTTAATATGAAGTTCAGTGATATGATTCTTGCTCTATTAATAATATTAGTATTCGTAGGTATGTATCTATTTAGCATTATATCTGTAGGATTGAAAAATATAAAAAAGGATTGGCCAAAATACAGATGTAACCCGATGGCTATGCCTTTTGCAGGACAATTGGGGTTTGATCCTATGGAAAATTTTACATTTTGTATTACTAAAATGCAATCTAATGCAATGGGTTTCTTTTTAGAACCTATTCATTTTCTTGTTGGGATGATGGGTAACTTAGGAAAGGAATTGTCAGAATCAATCAATATGGTTCGCAATGTTATAGCATACATTAGAGGTATGGTTGGAAATATTGTTGGAGATATCTTCGGGGTGTTTATGAATATTTTGATTCAAATCCAAACAATCATGATCAAAATTAAAGATTTGGCAATGAAATTAGTTGGTGTTATGACAACAAGTATGTATATTATAGGAACCAGCATGAAACTGGGAGAAAGTATTATCGCAGGGCCCGTGGGTGGTATTTTACGCACATTATGTTTTAAAGGAACTACGCCTATTACATTAAAATCTGGTAAACAGGTATTTATTAAAGACATTAATTTAGGCGATACACTGATCAATAATTCAAGTGTTATAGGTACATTGAAATTAAAAGGCGATAAAAGTAATCCATACTATAAAATATGGAGTCGTGATTTAGAAGATTATATCTATGTAACTGGTGAACATAGAATATTAAATAATGAAGAAGATGATGTTAGAAAATTGGATGACATATTTGAAAATTATATTAAGGTAAGTTCTTATGGAAATGCAGAAAAAACAAAGAAACATGATGCAGCGCTGTATTGTTTAATTACTTCTGATCATCGCATACCAATTGGTGAATATACATTCTGGGATTGGGAAGATTAAATACATTTTTATTCATATGAATATTATCCAGTTACTATATAATGGATAATATTCCAAAAACATTTGGCTCATACATAAATAAAATAACAAAAAAAATAGGATATTTAGATAAATATGGTGGTTCTGTTGTAGTCACCGGGATTGTATTATTCATTTTTTTTCTCATTTTTTCCTATTTTTATGTAATGAATAAACTCAAACCAATTAAAGCAGATTGGGTTAACCAAAGATGTAATCCAGCTGTTATGCCATTTGCGGGGATAATTAATGCTCCTCCATCTGAATCAAAGATAGATTACACTGCGGCAAATTTTTATCAATGCACACAGACTATCTTAGCTACGATTATTGGTTATTTTATGCAACCTATTAATTTAACTGTGCGAATGATGACTGAATTTTGGAGTGAGCTGATGAAATCGGTAAATATGATACGACATGTATTCGCCTATATTCGAAATAGAATCATGTCCATTGTTTCTAATATATTTGGAAGGGTATATAATGTTATAATTCCTGTACAAATTATTTTAATGAAATTAAAAGATAATTTAGCACAAAATGTAGGTGTGTTGACCTCAGGACTATATACGGTAATAACATTGTATCTTTCCATGAAATCTTTTTTAGGCGCTTTTTTAGAAATAATGGTATTATCATTAATTGTTCTTGCAGCAGCAACTATTCTTTTATGGATTCTTCCTTTTACATGGCCAGCCGCGGGTGCAATGACCGCGTTGTTTGTAGCTATTGCAACACCTTTAGCTATAATAGGTGTTGCCTTAGGTAATATATTACATCTTAGTACAAGTAAAAACATTCCTGAAA